GACCTCATCCACATCCAGGTGACCGACCCGCTCTCCGGCGCGGGCCAGTCCGGGGACACCGCAGCCCTGATCGGCAACGAGGAGAACCTCTCCACGTCGGAGATCAAGGCCGCAACGGTCCTCTACCGGCACGCCGTCCGCGTCAACCGCCGCGCGAACAAGAAGTCCATCATGGACCTCCGTTCCGAGGCGACGATGCGGCTGGCCGAGTGGGGCGAGTCGAAGATGGACGCGCTCCGCTTCGCTGCGTTCAACGGCAAGGACGCGACCGTCCTTCCGGCGAGCCTGGCGGCGGAGACGTACACGCCCAACGTGTACGCCATCGCGACGGCGGACTCCGCGAACGATGCCGGTACGGTCGTCGGTGACACCCGCGAGGATGTCGCCCTGGCCGACACGCTGACCGTCAAGGCGCTCCAGATCGTCAAGCTCCGGCTGACGACGGCGCTCGCCAAGCCGGTCATGGTCGACGGGTTCCCGCACTACGCCCTCGTGACCTCGCCGTACGCGACCTTCCAGCTCAAGCAGGAGTCGCGCTACGAGTCGTGGGTTCGCGATGCGATGCAGCGCGGAGTGGACAACCCGTTCTTCCGTGGCGCACTCGCCGTCATCGACGGCATGGTCCTCTACGAGCATCCGAGCGTCCCGCGCTCCGCGAACACGGCGGGCGTTCAGGTCGCGGACGGCATCGCGTTCGGTGCCGAGGCGTTCGTCGAGGGTCTGGACGAGACCGTCCACTCCGAGACCGAGTCGTTCGACTACGGACTGGAGTGGGGCATCTCGTACGAGTTCGCGTTCGGCCCCCGGCGCGCGCTGGAGCTGTCGTCGCTCCAGGTCAAGGCTTCGGCCCCGACCGTCTAGCAACCCAGCGCCCCCGGAGTCTTCACCGGCTCCGGGGGCGCGCAACGCTCCCGGGAGGCTCTAATGGCATCCGTGAACTGTCAGTCCTTCCAAGAGCTGATCGCCAAGGTCGTCTTCCACGGCGATCTTTCCTATCTCCCCTCCGAGTTCTATGTCGGTCTCGCGACCGGCTTCCTTCCGGCGAAGACCGATTCGCTCGCGTCTCTCACGGAGGTTGTCGGCCCCGGCTACCAGCGGATGCAGCTTGGGCGCACGCCGGTCGACTGGCCTGGCCTGTTCCTCTCGAACGGCAACTGGAAGGCGGTGTCTGACACGCGCCGCTGGGAAGCTGTCGGCGGCGACTGGACGGCAGCCGACTTCGCGTTCATCACGGACGTTGCCTCCGGCACGGACGGGCGCCTGTTCGCGGCGGCGACGCTCGACCAGCCGTTCCTGAACCTCGACGGTGACACCTGGGACGGCACCGTCGAATGGGTCGGCTCGCCTTGACCTACGTGAAGACCGAGTGGGTCAACGACTCGGTTCCCGACATCGACGCGGAACACCTGAACAAGATCGAGCAGGGCATCCTCGACGCCCACCTGGGCTTCCAGGCCGCGACCGACATCGCGGGCCAGGCGAAATCTGATGCAGTCTCGGCTCTCTCCTCGGTCAACGGCCACATCGCCTCGCAGAGCAACCCGCACCTGACAACCGCGAAGCAGGTCGGCGCCCGCCACCACAAGAACGCGATCAAGCGCGGCTGCGTCGCGAACGGCGTCTTCGACTGCACGGCGATCCTTCAGGCGCTCCTCGACGAGCTGCGCGACGCGGGCGGCGGCGAGCTGTACCTGCCCAACGACGGCGGCGCCGTCTACCGCACACGCGGCCTCTGGGTGCCGTCCAACTGCCGCATCGTCTCCGAGTTCGCCAAGGTCGTGTTCTACGACGGCGGCGCGATCCGCGACCACTCACCCGACTACGACCTGATCGCCGCGACCGGCTTCCGCCTCTCGCAGCAACGCTTCTTCGACGGCACCGTGGTTGCGAACACCGGACGCTGCATCATCGAAGGGCTGACGATCAGCGTCTCCGGTGACGGCTTCCAGTCCCTCGCCGCCCTCAATCCCGGCGACCCGTACGTCACCTACTACGAGGCCAACCCGTTCGCGGGACAGGCCGCTCGCAAGCCGTCCAACAACTACGCGGCCAACGCGGGCGCGGGCCTCGTCGCGGTCAACGTCGCCTGCGACGACGTGACCCTCCGCGACATCAACATCAGCGGCCCCGGCTACGACCTCATGCAGATCGGCGGCAACCTGATCCGCCTGGAGCGCATGGTCGTCGACGGCGGACGCCGCAACTGCGTCACGATCTGGAGCGGCACCGAGATGGAGTTCTTCGCCTCCACCTTCAAGAACTGCGCCGCCGACATCCCGAAGCAGCAGCATCTCGACGGCACCACCTGGACGATCGGTGTCGGCCTCCCGGACGGCTACGAGTATGCGCCTGGCTGCGGCGTCGAGATCGAGCCGTTCGGCGGCGCACAGACAACGGAGCGTGTCCGTTTCCGCGACTGCTCCTTCACCGGCAACGGCGGCGCAGGACTCGGCATCGACGTTCAGGAGACCAGCCCCGGCTCGACCGTCAACGCGCTCGTAGTCGACGGCTGCTACCTCGGCGGCAACGGCGTCTCCGGCTCTGGCTCCACGGTCCTCCACGGCGCGATGGAGGTTCGCGGAGGCTCATCCTCACACGCGATCTTCGTCGCCAACTCCTCCCTCATCTCGTCGGTCAGGGGTTACGGCCTGAAGGCGGACGCAGCCTCCGTCAAGGTCGTCGCGAGCGGCAACGACCTCCGCTGGAACGCCGGAGGCGCCTGGGTCGGCGCCTCAATCGTGGACGCTGGCGGCAACATCACTTAATCCGTCCGGACAGTCGTGTAGGATTCTCGTACTTTGGCGTATGCGAAGACAGCTTGGGTGAACGACGCGGCGCCCGCCGTGGACGCCACCAACCTGAACAAGATCGAGCAAGGCATCTACGACGCCCACGTCACCGCTGACGGCGCGATCCAGAAGCCCGCCGGTCCGTCTGTCGGTGACGCACTCGTCTGGAACGGCTCCTCCTGGGTCGCTGGTGACGGCGGCGCGATGGCGCTTATCGGCGTCCACGAACCGAACGCGACCCTGAGCGGCGAGCTGTTTGTCAACGTCGCGGCAAATACCTTCCGTGGTCTGCGTGTCCTCCTCAAGGTCAAGCGCAATGCTCTTGCTCATACGGTCTTCGATATGCGCTTCAACGCTGACGACACAACTGCGAACTACGGCAGCGCGGACTTCTACGCGACCACCACCTACAGCGCCGACCAGCTTCCTAACGGGATCTACGTCGGCTATATCCCCGGCACCGATTCGGCCAGCGGAGCCTGGGGCGTCTATGAGTCGCTGATCTTCTACCCGAACGACGCGCATGTGAAGCAGGTTCGCTCTCAGGGAACCTGGCGCGACTCGACTGGCTCGTACTTCACACACGAGAGCGTCGGCCTCTGGCTGGGGACCGCCGCCATCACCAAGGTTCGGTTTCCTCAGCCCACTGGCGGCTGGGTTGCCGGTTCCCGTCTCGCCGTTTACGGCATCGTCTAAAAGGAGGATTGGCTCGTGGCAAACGCACTCTACGATCTCGGCCGCGAGGGTTTCCTCGACGGCAGCATCGACTGGGACACCGACAGCATCAAGATCGCGCTGCTCTCTGCCGGGTACACGCCGAACCTGGCGACGCACAAGTTCGTCTCCGACCTTGGCGCGAACATCGTCGCTCGCTCCGCCGCGCTCGGCTCCAAGACGGTGACGGCCGGTGTCGCGGACGCCGCCGACATCACCTTCAGCGGCGTCACCGGCGCTGCGGTGACCAGGTACGCGATCTACAAGGACACCGGCACGGATACCACGTCGCGCCTGATCGCCCTGATCGACACCGCCACTGGTCTGCCTGTGACCCCGAACGGCGGCGACATCACGATCACGTTCGACAACGGCTCGAACCGCATCTTCAAGCTGTAGGTCGCGGGTAGCCCGTGGCGGCTCCCGCTCCCTCGCTTCATCCAGGAGCGACCCGGTACCCTTCCGGGTCGCTCCTGCCGCATCACGGCCCGCGTCTTAGCGGCTTCCCGTCCGGGGAGACGTACCCTGGATCGGCGGTCTTCCCGACCGACCGCCAGTGGTTCTATCCAGACGGGGTTGCGTCGGCTGGCGCCTACGGCTCGTCGGTGGTGTCGTCGCGCGCGCTTGTGTCTGCGGCCGGTGTTCCGTCCGCCGGGGCGTTCGGCTCCTCGACGCTTCAGACCGGCACATGGGTTATCACCGTCGCCGGAATCGCCTCCGGCGGCGCCCTCGGCGCCTCCATCCTCTCTTACCGCAACACGGTCACCCCTACCGGTGTCGCCTCGACGGAGGCGCACGGCGTCTCGCGCTTCACCCTGTATCTGCGGCCTGCCGGTCTCGCTTCCGCTGGCGCGATGGGCGCCGCGCCGCTTCTTACCCTCTACCTGCGCCCGTCCGGTGTCTCGACTGGCGAGGCGCACGGGACCTCCGGTGTGTCGTCGGTCGCGTCCCTCGCCCCGGCTGGCGTCGGTTCCGTCGAGGCATTCGGCGCCGCTGTCTTTTCTGCCCGCGCCTTCCTCGCCGCTGACCCGATCCCGTCCGGCGAGTACGTCCCCGGCGAGGATGGCTTCCCGCATCAGGCGAAGCACCCGTCGTCGCGGCTGCTGCCGACCGGCTCCGCGTCCGGCCAGTTCGTACAGGCGGATGGGTGGACGGTCGCGGCGCCGGGTCTTGCATCCACCGAGGCGGTCTCTGCGCCACTCGTCTCGTCCTTGGTCGTCTTGGGCGTCGTGGGTATCCCGAGCGCGGGCGCGTTCGGCTCGTCGGTGTTCGGCCGTGTGCTTGCCGCCGCCGGTGTCCCGTCCGCCGCCGCTGTCGGCTCCGCCACCTTCCAGTTTCTCCTTGCCGCCGCCGGGGTCGTCTCCGGCGAGTCGTTCGGCGCGTCGCTGTTCACCGCCTCCGCGACGATCGCTCCGTCTGGGGTCGCCGCGTCTGACGCCTACGGCGTCGCGAGGCTCGGCGTCGGCATCAACCCGACCGGAGTTGACACCGCCGCTGCGTTCGGCACCGCCGCCTTCTCCACTCGCGCGTTCGTCTCGCCCGCCGGGTTCTTCACACCCGAGCTGTTCGGCCTCGCCGGGTTCACAACCGCCGCCGCCATCCTCCCGCCCGGCGTCCAGAGCGCCGAGAACGTCCCGGGTGTTGGCGGCTTCCCCGGCGCCCGCCGTCACCCCTCCGCTGGCGCCTACCCGACTGGCAGCTCGACCGGCGCGATCGTCCAGGCTGGCGCGTGGTCGATCCTCCAGACCGGCATCCCGACCGCCGAGCAGCTCGGCCCCCCCACGCTTCTCTCCAGCTCCTCGATCGCCCCGTCCGGTATCGACTCCCTGGAGTCGCATGGCGTCGCGAGGCTCCGTCTGTACCTGGTCGCGTCCGGCGTGGCGTCCGGCGCCCAGTACGGCCAGTCTCGCTTCACCCTCTATCTGCGCCCGGCCGGGATGCCCACTGGAGAGCAGCACGGCAGCTCCGCTCTCGGCGCGTTCTCCCGCCTCGCCCCTTCCGGCGTCGCGTCCGGCGAGTTCGTCCCGGGTGTCTCTGGACTCCCCTCCTCGCTCCGCTATCCGTCCGCCTCGTCGTTCCCGTCTACCGCTGATACCGGTGTCGTTCTCACCCGCTCGGTCGTCTCGATTGCCGCGCTTGCGATCCCCCCTGGCGAACAGTTCGGCCTCCCCGCGTTCGGCATGTTCGCGCGCGTCGCCGCTCTCGGCGTCCCCTCCACCGAGACGATCCCCGGCCTTTCCGGTCTCCCCAGCCCGCGCCGGTACCCGTCAGCGACCGCCTGGCCGTCCCCCGAGTCCGGCGTCCGCCTGCTCGCTGGCTCCGTCTCCATCCTCACGCTCGCAATCCTCAGCGGCGAGCTGCACGGCGCCAACCTGGTAGGCCGTCTCCTGTTCATCCCGCCGCCGCCCTCCGGCGCGGTTGGCCCTCCCCGCCACGGCCTCCGCCCCGGCCCCGGCAAGCAGCCCGGTCACATCTCCGACACCGGCTCCGACCTGGACTCCCCGGTCACCTACCGGCGCATCCGCTACCCGAGCGCCACCATCAACCCCAGTCGCGGCCTCTACCCGGCCCGCTGGGACTTCACCCCCAAGAACCGGCGCGGCTGGTTCGTCGTCACCGGCCGTCAAAGCTGGGATGTCGTCCGTAACCGGCGCTACCGCACCTTCGTCGCCTCCATCCACGGGGCAGGATTCTTCAACGCCCACGGTGTCTTTTCGTCCGACGTGTACGGTAAGATCCCTACCGTGGTGGAACTTGCGGACGGCAGCCTCACGGTTGACCTGGGCGGCGACGCCGAGGCGGTCGAGCTTGCCAGCATCGACCTGGAGCTGGAACTCGCGTGATCGTCCTCGTCAAGAACAACACCAAGCCCGACCTGACCATCGCGCTCAAGCGCGGCGGCGTCAAAGTCGACCTGACCGGCGCCACCATCAACTTCAAGCTGAAGAAGCCCTCCGGTGCCGTCCTCATCAAGGCGATGGTTCTCGTCGGCGCCGCCACCAACGGCAAGGTCGCGCTCTCCTGGGGTGCCGGAGACCTGGACGAAGCCGGAGAGTGCCAGGCAGAGATCCAGGTCACCTACGGGGACGGAGCGGTACAGAACTCGAAGTACGCGATCCCTGTCTACGTCCGTGACGAGTTCCAGGAGAAGCTGGGCTGATGCTGTCGCAGGAGGACTTCCGCGACGCATTCCGTTCCGAGGTTGGGGACGAAGTGTATGCGCTGATCCGCCCGGAGGAGGTAGACCGCTGGGTCAACCGTGGGCAGGCGCGGCTCGGCTACAAGCTCCAGAAGACGGCGGAGGTCTCGTGGCAGCAGGGCGACCTACAGATCGCGGCGCCGGTCGACTTCCACCACTTCGAGAAGTGGAACCCCGTCGCTCCCTACTGCGTGCCGGGCGGCGAGTTCTGGGGCGGCAACTACGTCTTCTCCTGCGTCGCCTACGAGGGCGGCGAGGCGGTGCTGTTCTACTGGGGCGATCCGCCCGCTATCACGTCGGACGCCGACTCGGTTCTGCCGCAGCTCGGTGACGACGGCTGCCTCTCCTACGCGCTCTACCGCTTCTTCAAGCGGCTCGCGTCGTCGCGCTCCGACTTCCGCAGGTACGCGACGATCAGCAACTCGAACGGCGTCGACATCGCGGAGCTGGACTCCCTCTCCGAGAAGCACCTGGCCGACTTCAACGACGCCCGCGAGCTGATCCAGGAGAACCGGCAGAACGCGCTGACGTTCTACGGGGACTGACGTGACGGCCCTCCGCGACTTCGAGGCTGGCGTCGATCAGGTCGGCCTCGGCCCCGCCGACCGCGACCTGCCCTACGGCTTCGTCCTCTCTGGCGGCTACACCCGCGCCGGTCAGAAGTTCGGCTCCCCGACCGAGTTCGGCGGACAGAACGAGCTGATCTCCGACCCGGTGCTGTCGCGCTGGAACCAGGACGACTGGAGCGGCGGCGCCTACCAATACACCTGGGGCAAAGACCCCGCGATGTTCTCCGGCGGCGGCAACATTCGCCCGTCCCAGTTCGACCGCACGCTGCGGACCATCCCGCCTCTCGCCCGCTACATCAACTTCTCCGGCACCGGCCAGCGGACACCGCTGCTGATGACCGCCGTGGACGGCAACATCGTCGCCGTCTTCACCTGCGGAGTCGCCAAGTGGGCGCTCGCTTCCGGTTCGACAACGCTCTACGGCGACACGTACGGCCACAACTTCCTGGAGGCCGACTGGATCCGCGCCGCCTGCTACGACCCCGTGAAGAAGGAAGTCCTGATGGCCGTCGTCAACTACGGCGTCACCCCGAACACCGCGACGGTCGAGCGGCTCCAGGTACCCGGGCTTACCCGCCCGCACACGACGACGGACAGCGAATACAACACCTTCGACCAGCCGAGCAACGGAGGGCGCTTCATCCGCGCGATGGCGATGCTGAACAACCTGCTCGTCGTCCAGTCCGGCGCGTCCGCCTTCGCGCTGGATATGCCGGACAACAACGGCGACACCTTTACCTGGAAGAAGCTGGGCCGTCTCCCCGGCGACTGGAAGGACTCGATCGTCTTCAACGGTGCGCTCTACATCCTCTGCTCGTCGATCGAGGGTGAGACACAGCTCGTCCTCGTCGATCCCAAACTGTTCGGGACACCCGGTGTCTCCTGCCTGCTTCCCGTCTGCGACTTCCCCTACAACTTCCGGGGCGACTCGATCCAGGTCCTCGGCGGACGCCTCTATGTCGGCGGCTCCGGCACGGACACGGCTGGCGGTGACCGCTACTCGGAGTTCTACGAGGTCACCGGCGCGTCGCTGCGGCTGGTGCGCACGTTCGAGCCGGAGGCGCGAATGCAGAACGCGGCGCACCGGCCGAAGACCATCCGCACGATGGTTGCCTCCGAAGGGCTGATCTGGCTTCCCGACACCGGGCGCGGGTTCATCTGCTACGACCCGACCACGGACTCCCTCTACCCGTCCTCGCTCCTCCAAGGCCCGGACGGTGTGCGCGAGTTCTGGAAGACCGTCCACGCCCGCGAGCGCATCTACGCCTACGTCACCCACCCGCTCGACTCCTCACAGAACGGCCTCTACCGGATCGCGCAGGGAACCGACCCGCTCACGGCCTCGTACTTCGAGGGCTTCGTCTACACGTCCGACTTCGGCCCGCAGCCCGACCGGAAGAAGCGATGGTCGAAGGCAACCGTCCTCACCCGCTACGGCGGCGCGGCGCTCGCCTACTCGATCGACAACGGCGCCCCCGGTGGCGACACCTTCACGGAGCTGCCCGTCTCGTCGGTGGAGACGCACGGCGACGCGGCGTACACGACGTTCGATCTGAGCGGCATCCCGCTCTCCGGCCACGTCCGGCTCCGCATCCGCCTCCCGCGCGGCCAGGAGAAGGACGGCTTCACCGAACTGGTCGGCATGACCTGTGCGTTCGCGTTCCTCGACTCCGGCAAGTGGGCCTGGTCATTCACGATCAACGGCACCGAGCGCGTCGAGCTGATGGACGGCAGCGTCCACGTCCAGGACATCCACGACATCGGCACCGAGCTTCGCCGCTGGTGGCGCGAGCAGGTGCCGCTGAAGTACGTCGACACGGACGGCGTGACCTACGCGGTCGTCGTTTCTGACGTGAAGGAGTCGCAGCCGTTCGCGGCCCCCGCGATCACGCCGGACGGCGACGATCACCTGGCGCTCCAGAAGGCGCCCGAGGCGTTCTTCACCGTCACGCTGCTGGAGTCGTAGATGACGCTGCGTGTCCGCCGTGAGCGGGCCGGTCATCGCGGCTTCCGGCTAAAGCAGCCGGTCTGGGTCGACCCGTTCCCGTTCATCCCTGGCACCCACCCCGAGAAGCTGCTGTTCGCTGCCCTCTACCGGCGCGGCATCTACTTCCGCTTCCAGGACGACTTCCCTATCGCTGACAAGCACAAGTTCCCGATCCTCCAGGACCGCGACTTCAAGCCCGACTTCATCGTCCCTGAATACAAGATCATCTACGACCCGTACGGCGACTTCGCCCACTCGCAGCCGCGCTCCTTCGGCAAGTACCTCCCGGACGGCACCTACATCCCCGGGGCTGACGTGTGGAAGCAGGTCTACTACGAGTCGAAGGGCTACGAGTTCATCCACCCGTGGACGAGTGAGATCGAGAAGTACGGCGCCGACTGGATGATCGACCAGTCGCAGCGCATCCACCACGCGCCCCAGTTCAAGCTGACCGACCCGCTCGACATCGCCGCGAAGCCGACCGGCTACCGGCTCGGCCCCAACCTCGGTCTCGGCGCCAACTCGACTGCCATCGCCAACCATCTGAGGGCCAAGCCTCACCCGAAGACGATGCGGGTCGGACAGCGGAAGCTGAAGCGAGGACGGTGATGTAGTCCGTCCGGACGTGGCTGTAGGATTCAGTCATGCAGGTTACGTTCCGTTCGCTCGCCCTTGAGAACGCCCGTCGCGAGATCGGCGTCCGTGAGGTAGGCGCAAACAACCACGGCTCCCGTGTCGAGTGGTTCCAGACCTTCGACTCGCTCCCTGGCGAGGGCTATGCCTGGTGCAACTCCTTCGTGGATGCGATGTTCGCTGTTGCGGGACGGCCGCTCGTCGAGACGTACCGCTCCGCCGGTGTCGAGTTGACGCTCGCGCGGGCGAAGCAGCTCGGCTGGGTTGTCACGAACCCGCAGCCTGGCGATCTCGTCGTCTTCACGTTCTCGCACATCGGGTTCGTGGACGAGGTTCGCTCGTCCGCCCTCGTCACCATCGAGGGCAACACCGGCGCGACCGGTGCCGTCTCCGACTCCAGGAACGGCGGCGACGGTGTGTACCGCAAGGTGCGCTCCCGCTCGCTCGTCCGCGCCTACATCCGTGTCCCCGGCGCCGTCCACAAGGTCGGGGGCAAGTACCCGGCAGCCGTCCTCCGAACGCGCAAGGGCTACTACGCCTTCGCCGCCTGGAAGCTCGGTGAAGGGGACTGGAAGGGATACGGGCGCACGAACGCGGCGGTGCGTCCCTCGATCCCGAAGCGTGTCCCGCTTTCCTGGTGGGGCCGACTCGCCAAGCAGCTCGCCGCACGAAAGGTCACCAAGTGAAGCTGACTCTCAAGCTCCTCGCCGTCATCGCTGCGGTCGCGACCGCGCTTCCGAAAGCGCTCGTCGCCATCGCCCCGGCCTTCCAGGGCCGCACCCCGGACATCACCCCGGCGCAGGTCGCCGCAGCCGTCAAGTTCGTCTGCGTGCAGGCCATTGCGCTCGGCCTCATGACCCCGGGTATGCAGGCGTACATCCTCCAGATCACCGGCACGGTTGCGTCTGTCGCTCTGCTCGTCGTCGACTTCGCGATCCGCTCGGCGCGCAACAAGGCCGAGGTCGCCAAGGTGTTCTCGCCCTACACCGAGAGCTGACGCTCGATGACCGAGCCGATCTCCCGCGACGAGTTCAACGAACGGCTCGACGCCGTGCGTGACTCTCTCTCCGAGAAGATCAGCTCGGTCAAAGCCTGGGGCTTCGCCGCGCTCATCGGCGGGCAAGCCGTCGCAGCACTCCTGACGAAGATGGCGGGTGGGTCGGTAACTGATCCGGCCCACGCCGCCATCCGCGTCGTCTCACACCTGCTGTCCTAATCTCCTACGAAGTCGTCCGGATCGGACGGTAGTGTAGGAGAACATCGACTGACGGAGGATCGCAAGTGGGGATACCAGGCAGAACGCTGGACCGCCTCGACATCCGAGGCAAGGTGAAGATCGGAGAGAAGCGCAAGAGCGCGAAGGGCCGCGACTACCCGGCCGCGACCGACTACTTCCTGTCGGACGACCCCGACTTCTTCCGCATCTACGGCGGTATCAAGGAGCCGCGCGTGCTGGCAATCACTCTCCCGTACGCGACCGCCGACGAGAACTTCTCCACCGGACTGGAGCGCTGGCTGTCCAAGAAGGACAGAAGCGGCCAGGTCCTCACCTGTTACACGAAGGACTCCGGTAGCGACCCGATCGCGCTTCGCCTCACCGACTTCGTGCAGGAGGCCGACACCGTGCGCGGGCCTGAGCGCGGCCAGCACCGCACCCCGATCTCCTGCGGCGCCGACAACTGCGTCTTCTTCAAGGACAAGACGTGCAAGCCGATGGGACGGCTCACGTTCTTCCTCGAAGGCGACAACCACGCCCAGCCGTTGCAGCTCGACACGAAGGCGTGGAACAGCATCGAGCGCATCGCCGGGTCGCTGAAGTCCAGCGAACGGCTCGGCCCGCTGAACAAGCCCGGACGGGTGTTTGAGCTGACGGTTGCCTTCCACAAGAAAGGCACCGACCGCTTCCCCGTCGTCTCGATCCAGGAGGCCAACGTGGTCATCACCCCCGACAACATCGACCACGCGGACGCGCTCATGGCGGCGCGTGGCGAACTGGAACGCGGCACCGACCATCGTGTCGTCCTCGCCCATCTGCTCGACGTGATCCGCCCCGGCTGGCGCGAACAGCAGAGCTACATCGACCGGATCAAAGAGGTCGGCGCCGAAGCCGCCCTCGCCGCCACGTTCCAAAGGTACGAAGCCTGATGCCTCTCCTCGGCACCGACCGGTACGTCATCCGTGGTGAAGTTCAACGCGAGATCCGCGACGAGCGTGACCGCCAAGACGACAAGTGGGGCGGCTGGGATCGCTTCACTCCCCCCTTCGTCTTCAGCGCTGTTCTCGGAGAGGAGTACGGCGAGGTCTGTCATGCGCTCCTTGAGGGCGACGACCACAACCTTCGCGAGGAGTTGATCCAGGTTGCCGCCGTCGCGATGGCGTGGGTCGAGCAGATCGAGCGCGAGCAGGCGCGGGCGGAAGCGTGATGGAGGCTGTGCTGGAACGCGGGAAGACGACCGAGCAGAAGTTCGACCCCCGGCGCATCTCGCCGTCCCGGGTCAACGCGCTCGTCTCCTGCGGCATCGCCTTCCGCATGAAGTACCTGGAAGGGATGCCGGAGGAACTGTCCGGCTCCGCCGCCCTGTTCGGCTCCGTCATTCACCTGGCGCTTGAACGCTGGGCCGTCAACAGCGTCAACGAGCAGACGGGCGAGGTCCTGGAAGGGCGCAGCCAGCCGCTCCTGCCGCTGATGCGTCAGGCGTGGCTCGACTATGGCGACGAGAAGGCGCCCGTTATCTCCGCGTTCATCCGGGAGTACCAGGCGATCAGCGCCGACGTGATCCGGGCGGAACACGCCGCCGCCGAAGCGTTCCAGGTGCGGATGAAGAAGCCGTGCAAGGCGCCGCGCATGACCAAGGAGTTCAAGCAGAGCGACGCCGCCCGCAAGCTCCAGGCGCTCTACGGCCACTGGCAGAAGCGGCTCAACGCCGAGTCGTTCTACCGCTTCAAGGAGGAGTTCGACCCGCTCCCGAAGCTGTACGACGAGTCGCTGGTGATCGCGAAGCGGTACGAGTCGCGCTGGGGTCACCTTCCCCCCGCCTACCATGCGGAGCTGGGCTTCGAGGAGCCGTGGCGCGGCTTCACCCTGCACGGCTTCATCGACTCCATCGAGCCGGTGATCGACCGCACGACCGGCGTGCAGCTCGGCGTCGGCATCTGGGATTACAAGTCGTACGCGAAGGCACCTGCCGCGAACAAGGACTGGCGGCAGATCGTCATGTACGACGCCGCCTACCACTCGCTGATCGCCCGCAACGTCGTCCCGGCAATCCCGGAGGGCCAGAAGCTCTACATCGGCGTCGACTACGTGCGCTGGACGGACTCCTGGCTCGACGAGGAGGGCAAGCCGTTCCCGTCGCGCCGCCTGTGGGAGGTTGGCCCCGCCGACTACGACCGCCTGGAGCGCGAGCTGACCGCGTACGTCAACACCGTGGAGGGCGGCAACTTCCTTCCGGCGGAGAAGGGCCGCAACGTCGACTTCTGCCCGTTCCCTTCCGCCTGCTGTCTGCGCAACTGCGTGGCGGCTGGCGGCGACACAAAGACCGTGGAGGTAGCCCTGTGAACGAGATCACGCACGCTGCACCGCCCCGCTTCTGCAAGGAACTTACGCTGAAGCAGGCGTACGCGAAGCACCTGGAGGAGCTTGGCGAGATGCCGGACGAGACGCCCGCTGCTGAGTGTGTCCCCGAGGTCCAGCCGGTCAACTGCTGGAACCACGACGACCGCCTCGCCGTCGTCGTCAGCCCTGACGGTGAACCGCTCTGCGAGTCGTGCGCTGTCACGCTCGCGCAGGCGATCACCGCCCGCCGTAAGAAGACTGAGCGCCTGCTACGTAGGCGTAACCGTCTTGCCGGTGCCGCCCCCTCTGTGAAGTCTCGTGGCTGATCTCAGCTCGCTCAGCGCCGAGACGCTCGTCGGGATGATCGCGGTCTGTCCGACCGACGTTCGCGACGAGCTGCTGGCGCGGCTTCGTGCGAAGGAGGAGCAGGTCTTCGTCCTTCCCGTCTCCGTCACGGAAGCCATCCGGATCACGTTCGGTTCCGGCAAGCGCACCTTCGACGCCGTGACGAGGCGCGTCCGCTTCAGCTACCGGGTGTGGCAGGACAAGTACGGCCCGTGGACGCCCGAGCAGGGCGAGTACGCCGAGGAGCTGTGCTTGTGGGCGATCCGTCAGGCGTCGAAGGGAACCACTCCCGGTCACTCGCGCGCGCTCGTCTACACCGCGTTCGACCGCATCCGGAACCACGAGAACACCGACGCGGGCTTCAAGCGCCGCGCCGCCGAGACCGTCGACATCACCGCCGAGCTTCAGGAGGCACTCGCTTGACCCGCATCGACACACGCCCTCACGTCGGCCGCGTACTGCGCGGCGTCCAGGCTTTCGGCTCCAGCCGCATCCACGCCGTCAACTCCGACAGCGTGCGCGGAACGAAGATGGAGTGCGGCGCCAACGGCTTCGCCGCCCCCGGCTCGCGCAAGCGGATCAACTGCCCGCGCTGCCTTGCCGAGCTGGAAACGGTCGGCTACGCGCTCTAGTGAACGTCACGCTCTCCCAGACCGAGCTGCGCTACGCCGCCTCGAACGGCGTTGAACGCCGCATCCAGGCGCTCGCCAAGAGGCGGCGCGGCGCCCACGGCTTCGACCGTGCAGAGGTCTGGGACATCGACATCGAGGGTCTGGCGGCGGAACTCGCCGTCGCCAAAGCCCTCGGCGTCTACTACGCCCCCGTCGTCGGGCAGCTCGACACAGACCTTGGCGACGTGATGCCCGGCGTGCAGGTCCGCTCCTCGAAGCATCCCGCCGCGCATCTGCTTCTGCACCCGACCGACTCTGACTCGGACCGTTTCGTTCTCGTCACTGGTTCGTCTGGCACCTATCGCATCTGCGGGTGGTGTTACGGCTGTGAGGGGAAGCTTCAGTCGTTCTGGAAGAACCATGCGGGCCGCACGGCGTTCTGGGTTCCGCAGGCGTCGCTTCGTCCGTTCGAGCCGAAGGTGACTCGTGTCGGGGAGTGACCCGTGGAAGCAGATGGAGCGCCGCGTCGCGAAGCTGCTTGGCGGCGTCCGCCTCTGGCGCCCCGACTACGGCGACTCACAGCCTGACGGGGAGAACGAGCGGGAGGTCTGGGACACCAAGTGCTATCAGCGTCACGCAGCCGTAAGCCAGTACCTCGCCTGTGAGGAGAAGTACCGGACTTTCGCTAACGGCAGGCGCTTCCTGCTGATCCTGTTCAGCCGCGACCGTCACCGCCAAGGCGACTTCGTGCTGCTCAGGATCAACGACTACATCAACCTCAAACGGAAGGCGGGAGAGATCGAGTGAAGATACCGGGCTACGCGATATCGGGACGGGCAGGAGCCGGGAAGTCGACACTGTGCAGGAACCTGATCGACGAGTTGACCGTCAGGGGTGTTCCCGCCGTCCGCGTGTCGTTCGGTGACGCTCTGAAGCAGGAGGTCTACGACCGGTACGGTGTCAGCAAGGATGATCCAGGCGGGCGGGAGCTGCTCGTCAGCCACGGCGAGACGATGCGCAGGCGCGACCCGCTCCACTGGGTTCGCCCGTTTGCGGAACGCGCCGTCATGGAAATGCGGCTCGGCTACCTCGTCGTCTGCGACGACCTGCGCTTCCTCTCCGAGCTGGGCTGGGTTCACGCGGCAGGCTTCAACCTGGTCCGGCTCGAAGTGCCTGCGCACATCTGCGCGGCCAGGATCGCTCAGCCACCCGACCCGCGCAGCCCCGGGGAGCGCGAGCTGTCGGCGTGGGGCCGCTGGCATCACGTCTTCGACGAATGCTTCGGCCCGCTCAATCTCGGCGCGGTCGCTGAGTACCTGGCTGAGCGTGCTGCCGCGCCCGTCGCGGCGTAGCACACTTCTCCCTTCCCTGGACGGGCAAAAAGAGAGGGGGCTGTGAAGCCCCCTCTCCGCGCAAGCCCACCTGGACGGTGGACTATGCGATCAGGTTACCGGGTGCGGGAACACTGGATGTAGACGAGCCGTATTACGCCGCCTTCGCCAGCACGTCGATCTTGTCCACCGTGTTCAGGTGGAGGCGCTGCACGACCTGGCCCTTGCGCGGCGTCAGCTCCGACCGCTTCGGGTACGTGATGCGCTCGACCGTGAACGTGAAGAACGACCGCATCGCCTTCCAGCTCGGGACGGTGATCGTGTCTCCGACTTCGTACTGATCCATCTGGGCTTGCGCTCCCTTCGTTCGTGTTCTGCCTAGCACCGATCTCGCACCGCTGTCGCTCCAGCCCTGTATCCATGCGGTTCTCCGCTTGGCTACGCCCCATCGCCAGGCTGTTCTCCAACATGGCTGGTGGATGTTCCACTTGGCTGTACCACTGTGTTCATCGGTGTTCGGCCTTGATTCTCCAACGTTATCGGTGGAGTTTCCTACAGGTTTGCACAGGTACTAGCTCGCACCAAACTCGCACCGCTCGGGGGGCAGGATATGTGGGCGCAGGAAGTCGAGTCGCGTGAAGTCGGTTGACACGTCGAGCCAGTCGAGCGCCCAGCCGTAGTCGTCGCCCTCCCACTTCACGTTGACCTTGACGCCCAGGCGGGTTTCGATGTGCGCCGCTACCCCGTGCGCTCCCGCCGCGTCGCACTTCTGGAGTCTGATGCGGTGCATGAGGCGTCCGTCGTTGGTCGCGATTGTGTCGTTCATCTCGGCCCGTCCCTGAAGACTCGCACAGGCTGGCCGGGGAACTGCTCAGCCGCCATTTTCAAGAGCCTGGCTTCGCTTGCGTCGCCTGCCGCCTTGGTTGACTCGTTGACGTAGACAGCGATGAAACGCGCGTCGTGTCCATGAGCTGCCGGAACTGATCCAGCCGTGGCTTCGTCCACTTCGCGTAGAACCTCCTCGTGATGTCGATGTTCGCGTGGCCCAGCACGATTGACACGTCCTCCAGGTGCGCGCCCGCCTCCAACGCGAGCGTCGCGAACGTGTGACGCGTCTCGTACGGCGTCCTGTATGCCAGCCCCGCCTTCTCCAGCGCAGGCGTCCAGTGGTTGCGCGTGAAGCCGCGCCAGTCGAACCGGGCGAACAAGCTCCCGTCCAACTGGCGCGGCAACGATACAACCACCAGTTCGGCGCGGTGAAGAAGCGGGATGGTGCGGGCTGCGTTCACCGTCTTGGTGCCGTGAACGGTCAGCGTCTTGCCGACCAAATCCACGTCCGTCCAGCGGAGCGTGAACAGCTCCGAGGGCGCACGCAGGCCGGTCGCGCAGAGGAACCGGATCGCCGGGCCGTACTTCTCGCCGCACAGTCCGGCAACCTTCTCGACCTGCTCCCATGACTCGAACGGCATGATCGGCCGTAGGCGTTTCTCCGAAGGCGCCTTGAACGCGCCCGGGCGTGCCGGTGACTTCACCAGGTAGCCCCACTCGACGCCGGAGTTCAACACCTGTCGCAGCGACTCCAGGATGTGCTTCTTCGTCTTCCCTGACAGCTTCAGCCCGTGCAGCCAGGAGCCGATCCCTTCCGGCTTCATGGATCGCACCATCGTCTTCCCCCACCGTTTTTTGCTGTGGGCGAGCATCCGAAGGCGCCAGTCGGACGGGCTGTAGTTGGCCTCCCAGAGTTCGCACAGGTCGTTGAAGCTGATCGGCCCTTGCTGCACGGCGAGTCCGGCACGTTCACGGCGCGTGTTGTTGCGCTGCTCGTCCAGGTACTCCTGCGCCTCCCGCTTGGTGTCGAAGGTGGCCTGCGTGCCGTGTTGACCGAGCCTGGCTCTCCAGGCGACGGAACCGTCCGCGCGTTCGTGGCGGCGGATCATCTGTGAGGTCCCAGCGTGGAGAGATGGCGACGACCGTGTGTCACGAAGTCTCCTCGGCAATGAGCGGGCGCAGCGCGTTGTGGATCGTCCAGCAAGCCACGCTCGCCTGCTCCTTCGTGACCCCGTTCAGCCCGTAGACGAAGTCATGCACCACCGACGCCGCCTGATCCGCCTCGCGCAGGCTGACCGTTGGAGCGACCGGGTTTCCCGGCCCGAAGTCGATGGTGTCGTCCTCCTCGTTGAGAGGGCAAAATTCCTCGTGAATCACCCTGTAACCAGGGCCGTCGCCGGTCGTCGTCCAGCCCTCGCGTAGTGGTCGCGGGCAGATGCAGCGCTCCATCTGTGCGTCCACGTACTCCGTATCGAAGTCGCTCGGTTCACTCGCCATCGGCTGTCTCCTCTCGCATCAGCACGAGTGCCGCTTCGCCAACACTGCGAAGCGCCTCGACGGTTTCCGGTGACGCCTCGGGCGACAGACAAACGTCCATATGACCGTCACTAAGTGCCAGGCGGACGCGCCTCTTGTCGCGCTCCCACAGCGATTCTGTTTCGCTCATTCGGGGTTCACCACCACGAAGCTGTAGCCCGCCTTCTGGAAGAAGGCGGCGCCGACGTTGTAGAGGCACCGCTTCTTCAGCAGCTCGCGCTGGTCGGGGGTGTCGGCGTTGACGAGGATCGCTTCGTCCACGGCTGCGAGCGCCGCGTCGATCGCGTCCGGCCCGAACGCCGCTGCGAACCGTTCCGCTCTCGCTTCGATCTGTTGCCGTTCCTGGTACGTCATGCTGCCTCCCTGATGGGGACCATCCCGGATGCGAGGTTCTTGAACTCGGTCGTCTCCTTCTTGAAGCGGAGCTTCACCGGTCCGTTCTCGCCCTGGCGGTTCTTCGACACGATGATCTCAGCGATGCCCAGGTCCATCGTGTCCGGGTTGTAGTAGTCGTCGCGGTAGATGAACAGCACCACGTCCGCGTCCTGCTCCAGCGAGCCGGAGTCGCGCAGGTCGTGCAGCATCGGCCGCTTGTTGTCCCGGGACTCCAGCCCACGGGTCAACTGGGAGAGCGCCACCACGGGGATGTTCAACTCGCGAGCCAGCAGCTTCAGGCCGCGCGAGATGACGCTGATCTCCTGATTGCGGTTCTCCTTCGATTGTGCGGCAAGCATCAACTGGAGGTAGTCGACCACCAGCAGGTCAAGCCCCACAGTCCGTTGAAGCCTGCGTGCGTCGGCGCGGAGCTTCTGGATCGTCACCGAGGCGTCGTCCGACACATGGAAGCCGAGCCTCATCTTCACCGCAGCGACCCCGGCCCTGAACGCGCCCAGGTCGTCGGGCCGCAGCTTGCCGGTGCGGAGCATCTTCGAGTCGATCCCGGCCGCACGCGACAGAGACCGCAGCTCGACCTCGCGCTTCGACATCTCCAGCGAGACGAACGCTGCGTTGCCGCCCTGGTCTGCCACATTCTCCGCGATGTTCTGGGCGAACGCCGACTTGCCCATGCTCGGACGGGCTGCCACCAGGATCAACTGGCCCGGGTGCATCCCCGTCAGCTTCGCGTCCAGGTCGAAGAAGCCGGTGCGCAACCCGAACTTGACCTCGCCCGACTCGTACGCCTGCTCGATCTCCGCCGCCAACTCCGAAATCGAATCCGCGACCGAACAGAACTGAGACGATGAAGAAGGACGAACGGCGCCGGAAAGGAACGCCTCCGCCATCCCGATCAGGTCGTCCAGCTCGCCGGGGCGGTCGAGACCCAGCTTCGAGATTTCGTTGCCCGCCCGGATCAGTCTGCGTAGCCCTGCCACTTCGCTGACGATCTTTGCGTAGTGGGCTGCGTTCGACGCCGCCGGGACGAGCGCCGCCAGCTCGTGAACACGCTTCGCGCCTTCCGGCACCTTCGCGAGCCGCTGCGTCGAGTCCAGCCTGTCGACCACGGTGATCGCGTCGACCGGTTCCCCCTTCGAGTGCAGCTCCATGATCGCGTCGAAGACGACGCCGTGCGACTCCCGGTAGAAGTCGTCGGCGGTCAGCTCGGTGTCGGTCACCGCGTCGATGGCGAGTGGCGACAGCATCATCGCTCCCAGCACCGACTCCTCCGCGTCCAGGTTTTGTGGCGGCACGTGCGCGAAGTCGTGGCTGCTCATGCGTGCGGCTCCTGCATCTTCGCGACCGTCGCGTATGGCACCACTTCGTCGGGGAACCCGGCGTTGTGGATCGCTGCGTCGAGCTTGTCCTCTGCCTCCTCGTACGACTCGAACGGCCCGATGACTTCTGGGTCGGCGTAGTCGGGCGGGTGGATGACGATGACCCACTTCACGCTGCTCTCCTTTCGTCCATGATCGCCCGCGTGCGCGTCGCGATCTCGTGAAGACGTTTGACCTCGCGCGTCCAGAAGCCCTGGTCGGGAGGGAACGGCTTGGTCGGCACGGCGGCGTCGATCACCGGGTCTCCGTCCACCCAGTCCGGCTGCTTGCGCCACGCCCGGAAGTTGAACGCCTCGACGTACAGCCACACCCAGGCGTCACGACAGAACCGGGTCAGCTCGTCCGGCGGCTTGATGTCGCCGTAGATGAACGAGTAGCGATCCCAGACCTCCCGCTTCGTCGGCGGACGGTGCGTCGGCAGCTCCGGCGCATCCATCGAGAGCTGGTCGAGCCGTGCGTCGTTCGGTACCGGCTTGCGGCTCACGCTGCCTCCGCAAGCTCGCCCTGTTGCTGCTCTCCGGGGCCGAGGATCACGCAGTAGGAGAACTCCATCAGGTCGCGTGCCATCTCCATCCGGTCACGCGCCGAGACCTCCAGGCCGCGCAGCTCCATCCATGTGTCGATCCGTTCCAGGGCTGCCACCATTCCGGCGGGAACCTCGATCAGGTCTGTGTCCCCGATCATCCGGTTCCCGGCCAGAAGGATCTGGTCGGCAAGCTCCGCCCGCATCGCTTTCGTCTTCAGGTGGCGGATGTCGTAGATGCGACGCGTCAGGCTCTCCTCCTTCATGCCTGACGACTTCGCAACCCGGCCGCACAGGACTTCGATCGCCCCGGAGAACTTGTCGTCCTCCGCCGCACACAGCTCCCGCTCCAGCTCCTCGATGATCTCCTCCAGCAGCGGCGCGAACTGCGCCGTCGCGACCACAGTCGAGTCGCCCGGATGAGACATCCCGCGCTTCGCGTACTTCGGCGTGTAGCCCCGCCGCTTGGAGGGCGGCAACGTGCGCCGCCCTCCCGTCATCTCCGTGACACTCACGTTCGATCAGACCCCTCTCAGATAGCGAGCGCGAGCTGCGGCTCGCCCTCTGCGTCGATGGTTGCCGTCGTCGCGCGGGCAGCCGGGGACTTCATCTGCGCGATGATCGCCCCCTTCGCCTCCTTGAACTCGTCCGCGTCCAGCACACCGATGTCCAGCAGCTCCTTCAGCTCCGTGAGCTGGCTGATCAGATCTGCCGTCATCGACGCGACCGGGGACGGGGCCGGATCAGACACCGGCTGAACCGGGACCGGAGCAAGAGGCTCCGAGAAAGTGACAACTGCCACTTCCTCGTCGTCCTCGACGGTCGGCTCCGGCTCGACCGGTGCGAGCGTGACCGGAATGAACCGTTCGTCCTCGGCGTAGGCCCACTCCAGCACGGTCTCCCAGGCGAGGGTGCGTTCCGCGTCCTCCCTGATCGCTGACTCCCAGAGGGCGAGGAACTCAGCCTGCTCGCGCTCGGCTTCGATCCGCTCCTGTTCGTCGGCGTACTCGGCGTGCGCGGCCTCTGCCGCCACCCAGTCGATGTGCCACGGCACCGCCTGGCCCTTGGTGAAGTCGTCCGGAGCCTTGAAGTCCTCGAAGGACGCCAGCTCCATCCACTTCGCCTCCAGCTCGTGTTCGTGGACCTCGTTCCCGGTGACCGGGATGCCCTTCTCCATCAACTCGCGGAGAGCGTCAGCCTTCAGCGTCTCGACGGGGACCTCGGCCATCTCGGGGAGCTGACCGTCGAGCGCGAGAGCCGCGCCCTTCGTCTTGTCGGTGATGACCTCCCACTTCCGCCCGACGATCGAGCTGTTCTTCTCGCCCGGCACGATCACGTACACGTCGACCGGAGCCTCGGACGTGAGACGGTGAACGCGGTCGCGGAACTGCGAGAACTCCTCGTAGTCCCAGGTCAGCCCGAAGAAGACGACGGCGCTGCCCTTGTCCAGGTTGTGTCCGAGCCTGATCGCCTTGATGGTCGACGAGATGATCTCGACCTCCGACTCCTGGAAGCGCCGAACCACGTCCGCGCGCTTCGGCGGGTCGATGGTCTGGCCGGAGCCGTCCAGCATCGTGGCGACCTTGACGCCCTTCGCTTCCAGCTCCGAGGCGATCCAGCCGGACGCAGCCTTGATGTCGGTGCCGATCAGAACCTTGCGCCCCTGCTTCAGCAGCGACATCACCGTCTCCAGTGTCTTCAGCGCGACCGGCGTGTAGTTCGACACCGGCACGCCCGTCCACTCCCAGTCCGGGTCGGCCTTCGGCAGGATCGCCGCGTAGTTCAGCTTCACGTCCAGGCCCAGCATCGGCGCCATCGACGCGAGAACCTCCGGCCGCTTCACCTTCGGATCGTCCGGATGCTTCTCGATGTAGAACGCCGGGAAGTTGTCCATCCAGAACTGCATCTGCTCCCGCTGCCGGTAGCCGTTCGGGACCTCGATGATGTGCGTCTTGCGCTGCACGATCAGCTCGCCGGTCTCGTCCTTCGTCCGGCGGAGGAGAACCGAGCCGAGCTGCGCCCAGAGGCGTCCCGGGTTGGTTGTCTCCCCGACCGTCTTCTTATTCGTCCACTGACCCGACTCCGGGTTCAGCTCCCACTCGAAGACGGCGAAGTCCTCAGCGAAGTCCGCCTTGCCGCCCCCGTAGCCGTACGGGAACCGCTCCGACTTGTTGCCGATGCTCCACCACAGCAGCCAGAACGCCTGCGAGATGAAGTTCTTGATCGGCGTCCCTGACATCACGAGCCGGTGCTTCGCACGGAGCGCCGCGACCGCCTTCGTCTTGTTGGAGCTTGTCTTCTCGTTCGAGTTGCGCGACGAGGCGATCTGCGTGCCTTCGTCCACCACCACGACGCCCTGCCGGAACGCGCCCGACAAGATCGAGCCGATCGTCGGCAGCTTGTAGATGACCCGCGTGTGACCGCACTTCGGGCAGGTCAGGGCGCCGTCCAGCTCCTTGCCGCACGGACACTCCTTCGCTGACGAGACCTCGACCTCGTACGGCTGCTCCTCCGGGTAGAAGTAGCGGTTCACACCGTCGACCATCCGGTAGCCGCCCGGCACCTTCCGCCACTTCTTCTCCATCCGCACCGTGTACGGCTCCTCCACCTTCAGGTGGTTCTTGCCGCCGGTCAGCGCCTCGAAGTGGGTGATGAAGATGCGCGGCTCGCTGAAGGGGTCGACGCGCAGCTTCCGGGCGATGTCGCGTGCCTCGATCAGGTTCTTGATCGAGCCTGCCGCAGGGCCGTCCTCGCGCGCATCGTTGAACCGTCCGCCTCCCTTGTGACGGCCGATCCAGACCAGCTCGACGCCGTAGAACTTCTTGGCCTCCGCCTGCCACTGGGGGATCAGGTCTTGCGGAGCGACGATCAGCGCCGGAACGTCTTTCCCGGCCTTCTCCCGCTCCGCCATCACGAACGCGAGACCCTCCAGCGTCTTGCCCATCCCCTGCTCGTGTGCGAGAACGGCGCGACCCTTCATGCCGACACGGGCCAGGTCGTCCTTCTGATACCGCTTGAACGCGAAGCCGCGCGGGATCAGGTAACGCTCCTCGACGGCGTTCAACGTCTCCATCTCGGCGGCGTACAGCGCCGGGTACTTCGCCTTCACGTCACCCGGGTCGGGGATCGCGAAGTGGCGGAGCAGGTACTCGATGTTCTCGGCGTCGTCGTCGTAGAACGTGTGACGCGAGTCGATCTTGATGCGCTGGCGCCGGTACTGCCGCTTGAAGCGCGTTGCGTCGAGTCCGCCCGTCTTCTTGTTCGGCTTGGTGCCGTCGCGGATGATCTCGTACGACTCCTGCACCACCTGGACGCGGTACCACTTACCCTCGACCAGGTTCTTCTCCTCGTCCTCCTCGATGCACTTGATCTCCGACACCTGATGGAGATGGCCGAGCCGCTCCTGCGGACGCGGGGTGCGCAGCGGCGTGGTTGCCCGCTTCGACGCCTCCACGATCGGCAGCACGTACATGTGGAAGATCGGGTCGATCCGGAGGATCCCCTTGTCTTCCAGGATCACCAGCTCGTCGTAGAACCCGGCGTTCTGCGCGAACCACTCGCGCGGTCGCTTGTGCAGATGCGACAGGTCACGGTTCATCGCCCCAAGGACGCGCCGCGCCCAGTCGGACGGCGTGAAGTCCACGATCTTGCGGGCCACCAGGCCCACGTCGAACCGCTGCTCCTTCGCCACGAACCTGCGACCGTACTCGCGCTGCGTCGCCTTGAAGATGTCCACGGTGTCACGGCACGAGTACGTGTTCCGGCCGCGATACCAGGACACGTACTGTGTCGGCTTTGCCGCGTCGCGCTGCTCCGTCACCCACGGCGCGAGCAGGTCGATCACGTCCGTCGTCGCTGTGCGCGTCGGCAGCTCCGCCTCCGCGTCCAGCTTCGTGATCTTCTTCGGGTGCGCCGCGAACCACACCTGCGCGTCCACGTCGGTCAGGTCGAGCTTCGCCCACACTCCCGGCAGGTTCGCGCGAAGCCACTCGGCGTTCGCGTTGCCCTTGTCGAACACGACCACGTACGAGTCGTCGTCATGCTCGTCGGTGATCGCCTGCGCCAGCTCCATCGACCGCTCCGGCGACAGACCCTCCTCGCGCAGCACAACGATGATGTCGTTGAACTCCAGGCGCAGCGGCTCCAGTAGCTCCAGCAGCTTGTCCGGGTCACCGACCAGCGCGTTGTACGAACCTGCGCGCTTTCGGGCCAGCTTCTCGACCGTCTCGATTCCGAAGCTGTGCGCCGGGGAGAGAGCCTTCACCGTCGAGCCGTCGCCGCCGTTGATCACCAGCACGGTGCGCTCGACACCGATCACCTTGGCGACCAGCTCCGCCATCGCGATCGGGAACTCCTGCTTGTCTGCGTCCGTCGTAGTGCCGAACAGCGCCTCCAACATCGCACAGAGGTTGTGGTTGTCCTCGGCGGACAGCTCCTCCGGCTTGAAGAACTCCTGCTGCGCTACCGCGTCTTCCATCAGGTCCATCCGTCACTCCTTCGTCAGAGGGCAGGCTCGCGCCGACCGGTTGTGGTCCGGCCTGCTCCTCGGTGGGCTTGCGCTTGTGGTGCTGAGCCGCTCGGTTAGCGGCGGGCCGGGATGCCCTTGTCGAACAGCACCGGCTTTACCTGTTGCTCGTACAGGTGGGCGATCGTCGCCCAGAACGCCGGTTCACACGACGGGCAGATGCCCCAGTGTCCGTACTCGATCAAGCCTCCTCCGCAGCTCCTACAGTGTGTGCGTCGTGCGGACGAGTGTAGCATGTTTGCGGACATCGCGGGTGGATAAGTCTACCCGTGCGTACGGACGACAGTCACGGCTGAGATGTGCGCGATGCTGTTCACGGCGTAGATGATCTCCTGGAGCGTCTTCTCTGCCTCGTGGATGTGGTTCGGCGAGACGTACTCGATCTCGACTTGCAGCGTTACTGTGGATTTCATGTCACCCCCTCCCCGCTCTCTCCGTCATCCGTCCGAACCCGCTCCTGCCCCCGACCGGGCGCCGTTGCAACCGCAGCACACCCTTGAACATCGGGTAGGCGAACTCCGCCCAGGCGTTCGCGTCCAGCTCCTCGAACGAATCGTGGTAGTCGTCACCCCCCGACCTGCCTGTCCCGAACATCTCCGGCGTCCAATGTGTGTGCTGATGTGCATGGCGCATCTCGTGAAGAAACGTGTCCGTCAAATGGCGGGTCGCTTCGATCAAACGCTCACGCGGAACCCCGTGCGCAGCGTTCGCCACATACACCGTGTGCGTCTTCGGGTCATACATCCCCCGAAGCGCCGCCACCCCCTCACTCGCGTTCGTGCCGCGAGCGAAACCGGGATGATTCAGAACAAGAGCAGGACGGCGGCCGGAAAGATCCAGCTCGACGAGCAGCTTCTCGTACAGCTCCTCGTTCAACACGATCTCGACGTGGACGGCGCTCATCGCACAACCTCGTAGACGCGGAACTCGATGTTGAAGTCGACCCCGTTGTGGGCGCGTCGAACGTCGTGGTTGAACATCCAGACCGAGCCGAGCTTCTTCTCGTCGGTCAGCCGCAGCTCGCTCACCTTCACGCCGGGGTTCAACCCGCCGGAGAAGGAGACGTAGCCATGCCCGAGGTAGAAGGAACCGCTCTCGCTCGTCTGCGCCTGTGGCACGAACGACGGGTCTTCGTCGGTGAAGTCCCAGATGTGTGAGACGCGCTCCATCCGTCCGTTCTCGTACCGCACGAAGTCCCCGACGCGCGGGCCTTCCACCGCGTCTAGGTCGATGATCCGCCGGGTGGCAAGTTCGCGGTTGTAGTCGTCCATCGCCATTACCGACGCGAGCGTTGTCACGACAGCACCGCCAGGTTGTTGCTTGCGGCGATCTCGTCCAGTCGCGACACGAACATGCTCGCGTCGTCGCTGCTGTCGTGTGCTTGCTGTGCGGCCAGAAGAAACTGGAACTTGTCGTGGTCGTCCATCCCGAGCGCGTTCCACACGGCGCCGACGGCGTTGATCTCCTCCGCTCTGTGGTAGTAGTGGTCCTCTGTCATGACTGCTTCCCACTCCGCCAGCGACCCGACTACCTCCAGCGTCGGTGTGTAGAGGGCGTCGGGGATCAGGCAGCCGACCGCGCACTTCGTCCCGGCTAGTTCCGGGTACTCGCTCCCTGCCTGGTCGCCGTGGTAGAGGCAGCCGCCCGTGGGATCTGGCTTCATCGCGAGCCTGGCACCCGGCTGGGTGAACCACGCCCGCATCTTCTCGTACGCCTCCTGTGTCGTCACAGCGACTTCACCGCTTCGACGAGCTTCTCGACACGCTCGCGTGTCATGACGACGGTCGCGCCGCACGGCGCCGTGATCTTCACGCGGCTCCCCTTCGGCTCGACCTTCAGCGTCCCGTAGCGCTGGTCCCAGGTGCCGCGAACGTGGTTGCCTTGGCCGTATCCGGACTTCACCGTGGCTGTTCCGCCGTTCTTCAGCACCTTCGCGAACGTGGAGCGGCTGGTGACGACGTTCGCGTAGTTCTCGATTCTCGCCTTCTGGCTGCCGAGGATAGGCCGCGTGAGCGTCATGACGTCCTCGATCACGAGCTGGTTGCCGAACATCATCGCGTGCAGCGTCGTCTGCTTTCTCGCTCCGAAGACCTTGCGTTCGCACACCGTGAACTTCACGGCTTTCTTCCCGTTGCTCAACCTGACCGTTTTCACGGCTACGTCCTTTCTCTTTGTTGGGATGTACGAAGGGTCACCGGATCACTTGGTCCCTTGGCGCGTCTCCGGTCGTTAACGGACCTTCGACCCTTCGATCTTTCGCGGCTCTACTCGTCGCGCTCCCGCTCCGCACGGCGGGCGCGGAAGTGGATTTCGTTGTGGCGCTTGATGTTCTTCACCGCGTGGCGTCTGCGGGCCAGGCCGCGCTTCTTCGCCTGAAACCGCTCGCGGCCGGGACTCATGCGCCGCTGCTCCCGAAACCCTGGTCGCCGCGCTCCGTCACGTCCAGCTCGTCGACGATCTCGACGGCCGGGGTTAGCACCGGCACGATGACAAGCTGTGCGATCCGCTCACCCGGCGCCACCATCTGCCGCGCGTCGAAGTGCGTCGTCAGCGCGACGATGATCTCGCCCCGGTAGCCGGAGTCGATCAGCCCCGGCGCGTTCACCGGCGTCAGGCCGCGCGACGACGCCAGACCGGAACGCGGCAGCACCAGGCCCGCATACCCTTCCGGGATCGCCACGGCCACGCCGGTCTGCATCATCTCGACGGCGCCCGGGCGGATCACCCGGGTCATGCCGTCAGCCGGGGCGAACTCCAGATCGAAGCCAGCGTCCCCCGTGTAGGCGGTCACCGGCGTCTTCGTCAGGCGCAGCGGCTTCACCCGCAACGTCTGACATGCCAGCAGCGCCTCCAGCAGCGGACCCGCCTGCTGCTCCCCCAGTTGCGTCCCCTCCGCGATGAACTCGCGCAGCTCAGTCGCGCGCGACTGAAGCTCCAGCAGCTTCGTCTCGCCCAGGCGCTTATCCGACAGCTTGCGCTGCACATCCTCCAGCTCCGCCTGCGCAGCCAGCAGCTCGTCGTGCAACGTCACGCCGCCAGCTCCGGCAGCAGGTCGCGGATCCGCTCCGCGTAGTAGGAGCCGTTCTCACCCTTCGCCGCAGACCTGTTCCCGTAGAACACGTCGTCCCTCGACGTGCCGTACAGCTCCGCGAAAACCGAAGTGAACTCCTCCTCGATCTCGTGCCTCGCCGCTGCGTTGCCGCCTAACTCGAAGAACGCCAGCGCCGCCAGTGTTGCGACCGCCTCCGCCGACAACTCCAGCGTCACCGTCGCATCCACCACCGTCACCCGCTTCACCACCTTCGCCACTTCATCACCAACCCTTCCGTTGGAATGTCGGACACGACTGTACCATCAACCCCGGACAGCCAACAACAATCAAGCCGTCCGAACCATTTGATACAAAGAACAAGGAAGCCGGACACACGCAGTAGACAAACCGGCAGAAAAAGGCGAGAATCCGGACAGACACGGAACAATCGCCGGAGAGGAACAAGATGGAAGCGGCAGCTATCGCTCCGGCCCGAATGATCGGAGCGCCCCAGATGGCAAACAAGACGTTCGAGCCGTTCAGCCGCGTATTGCGCGACCTGCTCATCAAGAAGGAGATCACGACCGGGATGGGCAACCCGAACTGGAGTGCGTTCTCGGAGCTGCTCGAAACCGTGAGCTACGAGACCCTCCGCAAGGCGGTAGCCGGTGAACGCCAACCCACGGCGAAGGTGATGGAGGAGGCTGCGCACGCGCTCGGCCTCGACCCCGCCGACGTGTTCGTCGAGTACCGGATCCTCCAGGCGCAGCGCATGTTCGACCCGCGCGAAGTCGGCGTCGCCGCCGCGCTCGCCAACCTGGAGAAGTGGACGGAAGCACAGAAGCGCAAGCGCTGATCGCGCTTAAATGCCGCAGCACGGAAAGAGGCTCCCGCTGGGAGCCTCTTTCGCATCCACTTGTCGTAGTCGTCTAGGGCGTCATTGATGCCAGTGACGGGAACAGCTCCAACGGGCCGATCGTCAGGTCGAAGGCGAAGTCGACCAGCGTCCACAGTGCCAGCAGCGCCGACGATCTGACTAGCGTTTCGCCCGCCCACGATATGAGCGGTCCGCGACACAGCGCGCGCTTCGTCGGCTCCAGCGATTCGTCCAGCCTGCCCTCCACGAACACGCGAACCGGATGCTCGCGCACCAGCAGCTTGCACGACAGGCGCATCATCGTCGCACCCAGCATGATCCCTGCACGGGCCAAAGCCCAGCGGATCGACAGAGCGGGGCGGCGGCGCACTTCAAACGACTCCGGTTCCACGTTTCAGTTCTCCCTCTTTGGCCTGTGTAAGAAATGTCAACATAACTGCTGACATTGGGCAGACTAGCCGAGTATTCGGACGGCTCCGTTGTATATTCGCCCAGCCTCGGTCAGAATCCCCCAAACAGGTGACCCGCCTCCCTCCCGCGCGCGACCGTCTCGGCCCTGCATCGTTCGAGGGGCGTGACTCCCTCCTCCGCCTCGACGTGCCGGTCACGGCTACGAGGTACAAGCGGCGGAACGCGCTAGTCCTTGTGGAAGCCGTTGACCCGATCCCTGATCGCCCGGGGCGAAGTCAGGTTCGGTGACTGCTGCGGCGGCTTCAATCCCCTCTGGACTGGGCGCCGTGACCTCAGCTCCAGCCCATGAGAAAGCCGACGCTGCTTCTTCGGCTCCGACCAGCTCACGACTTCTCGGCCTCCAGCTTCGCCGCCTTCAGCAGAGCCACCCCCACAGAGCCGAGATTCGACGTGGCCGGGTTCATCATCGTCGCGACGATCTGCTTCTTCGACATCGGAGCCTCCTGCGGCATCGGTGTAAAATCCTACATTGGCGTCCGGATGACGCCGGTCCACACGAAAAGGCTCCAACCCCGCAGGGCTGAAGCCTCTCCGCGCCGTCACCGAGCCGTTCGCGTCTCCGCCTCGCTCAGAACGGGATGTCGTCGTCGTCCGGCCGCTCGGTCGAAGGCTCCACAGCCATCGGCTGCTCACTCTCGCCGCTCGTGCCGCGCCGGTTCAGGAACTCGACGCGCTGGGCGCTGATCTCGGTCGTGTAGACCTTGCCCGAGCCGTCCTGCTTCTCGTACTCGCCCGTCCGGATCGAACCCGTCACCGCGACCGGGCTGCCCTTCGAGAGGTACTTCGCACACGCCTCGGCCGCGCCGTTCCAGACCGTGACGTTGATGAAGTCGGTTCCCTTGTCCGTCATGCGGTTCACCGCGACGCGCAAAGAGCAGACCGACTTGCCGGAGTGCGTGCTGCGCAGCTCCGGGTCACGGGTCAGGTTGCCCGTGATGATTGCGACGTTCGTGTTCACGCTCACTCGCTTTCTCGCCCGCCACACGCGGGGCGCTTGTTGATGTTCGCCACCTGCGGCTCTACTTCTCTCCCAGCTCCCCCGCTGGAACCGGCCACAGATCGCCTCCGTTGATGACCAACTGCTGCTCAGGCACCTAGCCCCTCCAGGCCAGAAAGCCCAGACCGATCAGACCCAGTGAGCCGAGTCCCACACCGATCAGGAATGTCACGTCAGGACTCATCAGTCGGCCCTCACGATGTGCCACGTCCTGCCCTCCGCAAGCCGGATCACGTCGAAGTCCAACACCTGACCACGCACCACGCGCGTCAAGAGCTGTCCCGCGATCCAGTCCGACACCACTTCGCCGTCCACGTCGGCAGGAAGTCTCAGCTCCACCACCAACGTTGCGTTCGCATCCACCATCCGAACCTCCTCGGCCCGCCCAGAACAGAAACAGGAAAGGAGCCGGGCAGAACCGGCCCCTGGCCCGCTCACGCCCCCGGGGAGAAACGGGAGCGGAGCGGGCCTTCGTTGAAAGAACGCCTCGACGTTTCGGCCCGCTCAGGACTTCGAGCGTGTTAGTCCGTCGCCGCCGGGTCCGCATCGCGCTTCCCGGCCCCGGCTTCTGTTCCCACGTCCCGGTGTGACGCGGCGCACGCGGCGCATGGAACTGATCACCTACATGGCTCCTCCTTCGGGAGACTCGAACGACGCTCGACGTGCGCGAACCGGCTCCAGGCTTTCCGCCCGTGCGTGGTCGCGCCGAAGATCGGGGGCGAGCGTCGCTCCAGCCTCCCTGACTTACAACCCTCGAGGCTCTACTTCTTCGAGCCTCAGCACCGCTGATTGGAGCCACAAAGAGAGGGAGGCCGACCCTTGCCGGGCCGACCTCCCTCGGCAGAACAACTAGGCCGCGATCAAACCCTCGACCCCGACCCAGTTCTCGTCGCCCTTGATCCAGCGGAGCTGATGAACCTTCGCCAGCTGCTCCGTCGCCTGCGCGTAGCTGAGACCCTCCTTGCGGCGCCACGCCTGCGCCCTCTCCAGCGCCTCCTGGAAGTCCGCGCCTCCCTTCTGCGGGTCGCAGGCCAGAGCCTCCACGTGCCGCTTGAAGTTGTGCCGGTGCCGCAGCGACTCCGCCTGACGCCGGATCGCCTGCACCTGCGCGTCAGACAACGGATCGACCCTGTGACCCTTCCGGCGCCCGTCCCGGATCAGCTCCCGGGCGTCGACGCGAAGCTGAGCGATCCTCGCATCCAGCCAGCGCTTCTCCGCGTCCGGCCCTGCGCCCCAGTAGTCGCCAGATACGCGCGCCTGGTCGCCTGACTCGCGGCGCTTCGCCTCCACCCAGGCGTCAACCTCCGCCCGGCGGCAGTACCGCGCCTCCGCCTGCTCGCGACCGTCACGACGCGCAACCAGCTCGCGCCTCTCCAGCCGCTCACTGTCCCCCAGGAACAGGCGGGCGTCCTCCCGGCTGAAGCCCTCGCCCCACAGCAGGCTGTCCGCCTCCGCATCGAAGTTCGTCCACGTCGCATCCTCGACCGCCGACTCGACCAGCGAAGTGCGCGACACCTTGAACGCCAGCGGAGCCGTGCGAACTCCACCCCTCACCGACAACGACGGCTCCTCGAAACGGAGCGAATCACTGAGGTTCGAAACGACCGGCTTCGCGGCCGAACCCGAGCGAACAAGAACGTCAGACATTACGAACTCCTTTCATTGTGACGAGCGGCTGATCCGCCCGTTCGTGACCAGCGAAACCACCCAAGGTTTTGTAGATAGTCAAGTCGGCGCTTTGATTGTTAAGTCGCTCGGCCAATACGCCTGCCAATGCAGACAGAACACTCCGAGCGGGTTAACAATCAGCCGACTTTACTCTCTACAAAACCGGGTATACTTCGCGACGAACGGGGGGAAAACACGCCCAAGGACAACCACCCGACAGCACCCTAGAACACACCCGAACACCACCATCACCACGGCTCTACCCTTCACGAACAGGAACACGAACGGAACCTGGCAGAAGCAGGAGTGATACAGGGCAGAGCCGGTATCAGCAGGACTAATACCTACCAAGGTCATGCATAGATACCGTGGTCAGGACGTGGGCCACAGACTCAGGAGCGGGGGGCCGTCCCCCCACCACCCCTGGTGGGTGGGGTGCGGCTTGTGGCTCGCGCTTGTACGGCTAACGGAGAACATGAAGGGGGGATGTGCAGGGAGGTAAGGATGTTGTTGTTGTATGCCCCTCACATCTCGTCTCGATTTAAGCCCTCTATCCCTGTCCGGTTCCGTTCCTCATTCGTTCCTGTATCTGCCTGTGGTTGTCTGTCCGGACAGGCGTGTAGGATTCCTGGTGCGTTGCTTCATCGGGGATGTTGGGTAGCCGGGAAGTTCTCCCGGGGCGCCCGATTCTTTAAGGGGTGGCGTCCGGCAGGTCGGGCCTGCGGTCACAGAGGTCTGAGCGCTCTTTAGTGGGCGAATGGTGCGGCGAGTAACACGGCGATGATGAGGATTGCCGGTACGCCGATGAAGACGCAAAAGAGGACGACTGCGCAGCCGGTGGTTTTGTCGTGCCGACCCAGCCAGCTTTTCGCGTGCCTGGCTTGAGCTTCTCTGATCTCTTTGTCTGACCACATCCCGGTCGGGTCTATTCCCATGCGGGACAGGTTACGGGACGTGTCGGCGGGAAACAGAAAGGCGCCCGGAGGGTTGACTGGGCTGTCTCCCCTCCGGGCGGCTTTTGGCGGGCTTGCGCGGGTGCTACGCCGCTTCGTCGACCGGCGGCTCCTTGACGGCTGCCTCCCCGTCGGCGGGCGGTTCCTCCTCGGCGGGCGGCTCCTCCTCGACTGGCGGCTCGTCGGCGGGCGGATCCTCCTCGACCGGCGGCTCCTCCTCGACCGGCGGCTCGACGAGCGGCTCCTCCTCGACCGGCGGCTCGACGAGCGGTGCGTTCTCGATCGCGATCAGCTTGCCGGTCGCGTAGTCGAGGACGTACTCGTCGCCGTTGGTGTCGGTGAGCAGCTCACCCCTGGTCGGGTGCGGTGACTTCAGCACGATCTTGACGACGGTGCCGTCCATCGTGTGCGCGTCGTACCCGGCGGTGTCACTGGTTCCCATTCTCCTCACCCCCTCCCTCCTGCTGTTGCAGGACGGTCTCGATCATGTGAAGGAACTGCGGGTCTTCGGTGTCTGTGACGTTGAAGACGCCGAGGTCCATCGTGCGTGCGCGGTTGAAGCGCATCACGCTGTCCTCGATGGCGGTCTTGGCGAGTGCGTACTCGCGCTTGGCGTGCGGCAGCGTGCTGTCGCTCAGGTACGTCTCCGCCTTGGTGAAGGCCAGGCCGAGCAGGTCGGTGAACGTGAGTTCCTCCGGCCTCGGGTACTGGTCGGGCGTGCCGCCGAGGGGGACGGCCATCTCGGCCATCCCCTCCGGCAGCGTGATCCCGATCGACTTGTCGGGTCCGACCATCAGAACGGGATGTCGTCGTCGCTGGCTGCGGCGGCAGGCTTGCTCGCCGGGGCTGCGGTCGCCTCGCCGTTCTCCTTCGCCGGAACGTCGTCCGCCTTGCGGTACATGGCGGCGCCGTCGAGGTCGGACACGATGATGACCACCTTGGAGCGGTTCTCACCGGCCTCGTTCTGCCAGCGCTGCTGCTCCAGCCGCCCGCTGACGGTGATCGCGTCGCCCTTGCGGACCTTGCGATCCACCAGCTCCGCGAACTTGCCGAGGACGGTGAGGTCGAAGAAGCTGGCGACGGACTCGTACGAGCCGTCCTGCTGCTTCTTGTCGCGGTTGACCGCCATGCGCAGGTTGGCGATGGCGAAGTCACCTTCGGCCCCGACGAACTTCAGCTCGGGGTCTGCGACGATGTTGCCGCTGACGGTGACCGTGTTGACGTTTGCCACTTGCTCTCCTTGCTAGATGGGATGCCCTAACGGGCCTTGGTGTGCCGAGGTTTCGGCGGGTCGATCAGACGTGCGAAGTGGTTGAGCTGCTTGGCGAGCCGACGTGCCTGCCTGGGGGTCATCCGGAGCTGCATCAGGTCGTCCACGCGTCGGTCTGCCGTCACGATGACCTGTGGTATGGACCCGTCGATGTCGAGTTGGGCGCTGACGGTGCCGTAGACGCTGTGCAGCTCGTACTGAAACTGGCGCTGCATCAGCGGGCCTCCACCACAGCCGAGATGTCATCCAGGCTGATGAACAGCGGCCGGTTCGAGGAGTCGTCTTCGAGCGTCCAGGAGATCTTCAGCAGCTTGCCGTCCTGCTTGTGGACGGTCAGCTCCTCCACGTCCAGGGTGATGATCCCGCCCGACTTCAGGTAGATGTCGGCGCGCGGCATTACTGGGTCACCCCGTACTCGACGCCGCAGAGCGCCTGGGTGAAGACGAAGGCGTCACCGATCCACGCCCAGCGGGGGCGCGGCGGCACGGTCAGCGCGGACTCGACCAGCTCCTCCACGTACACGATGTCGCTGTCGTGGCTGGTGCTGTGCGTCGCGTTGAACTCCTCGACGCGGGCCGATTCGTCAACGAGGTCTTCGTCGGTGACTGTGGCGACTGCCGTGGTGCCGCCGTGGAAGTGAAGTGTCAGCTTCTCGTTCATGCGACGCCGTTCTTCCGGAGCCAGCGGTGGTACAGCCAGTCCTGGTACGTCCGGTACGGCCTGACGTGGAAGTACGCCCACGCCTCGACCATGTAGTAGAAGTTCCTCATGCGGCTTCCTCCGTGTCGTCGTCGGTGATCCCGCAGAGGCGCTTGACGCGCTGTTCCACGGTGAGCTTGCGCTTTGGTGCTGACACGAACCGTCTGGTGCGGCGGGCGTGGGACAGTTCGATCTTGTCGCAGGCTTCGAGCAGCTCCTCCAGCTCGGAGAGCGTGAGTCCCTCGTCGCGTGCGGTCTCCATCACGCCTTCGACGCCGAAGCGTTCCGCGTGTGTGACGTACTGCTTGATCGGGTTTCTGTCCTGCACCTTCACCGTCCTTTTCCGGTTCGGTTCTGTAGGAACATCCTACATGCTTGTCCGGACGGCTTACCTTTAGATGCCAGAGGCAGAAGCGGTTTAGGCACTGGCGATCTAAGCTGGCTTCGGAAGGGTTGTTCCGGTGTCCCGGGAGAAGCCGTACTGCCCCCTTCGCAGGAGGAGCAGTACGGCTGAGAACTGGCTTACGGAATGGGAGTTCGCGTATGCCCGGTCGTCGCCCCCTCACCTTCAGAGCTGCTGCTCATCGCGCCCAGGTTCCGCTTTACCGCTTGGTGAGGTCTGCCAGGGACGTATCCCTCGGAGACGGTGACATCTGGGGGTGCTTCTGCCTCGGTTACGTGAGGCTTCTGTCCCTGTCGTTCGCTTGCGCTCGATCACAGGGCGGGATCGGGAATGGTGCGTATGGGGCCGGTGAGAACCTGGAAGCCTCGGCGCTCAGGTCGGCTTGATTCCACCACCCTAGTTGACGTGTCGGACGGACTCGTCCGGGTCTCCACCTAGACTGTAGGTGTGACAAAGTACGCGGAGTTCGCCAACTGCTCGGTCTGCCGTCGCGCCCCTGGCAGCGGCGACGGCTCCTGTCCGTTTCGCGGCTCGTGGTTCGATGAGCGCCGCGACCTGCGGCGGCACGAGTGCGTGTCGTTCAAGCCGATCTCTGACGGGGCGCTGCTGAAGCGTCGTCTTCGCGCGACCGAGACGGGCGAGCAGGAGTCGCTGTTCTGATGGCGCAGGTTGGCTCGAAGCGCGCGATCCCGTCGAAGACGGAGATGCGCTGCAAGCTGTGTCGGCACGAGTCGCGCGAGCAGATCGACCAGCTTCTCCTGGCGCGCTTCCTTCGGCAGGTTGACCCTGTGACCGGCCAGCAGGTCACGTACGACTTCGTGGTCGACGCGCTGCGCGGGCTGGGCGTTGACAACCCGACAACCGAGAACTGCAAGGTGCATTTCGCGAGGCACGTCGAGGTCGTTGACTCGGAGGCTGCGGAGGCGATGGATGAGGCGACGGAGGAGCTGTTCGCGGAGCTGATCGCGGAGGCGCCTGCTGCGTTGACGGCGACGAACGTGGCGGAGTGGCAGGTGAAGCTGTGGATGGCCCGCGAGCTTGCGCGCCTACGGTCTGGTGAGGGGCCGTCGATCACCACGGATCAGTCGCAGGTGGCGCAGCGGCTTCTGATCCAGGCTCGGTCGGATGAGTCGACCCGCCAGCTTCTCGGCGGTCTCACCGGTGCGATCGGCGGCGCGATGCGGACGCTGGTTGCGAAGGAGAGCAAGGCGCTCCCCGCCCCGGAGGTCGTGGATGACGCCGAGGTTGTGGAGGAGCCGGATGTCGCGTAGGGGCGGGCTGCTGCGGTCGCAGCGGCAGCGTGGCGGCTACGTGTCGTTCTTCATCCAGACCGGCGGCAGGCGCTACTACGTGGCGCCTGAGCATGTGCTGGTGATGGAGGCGCACCTGGGCCGTCCGCTGACGGACGTGGAGCAGGTGCATCACCGCAACGGCGTCAGGGACGACAACCGCCTGGAGAATCTGGAGCTTCGGCATGTGCGGCTGCACGGCCCCGGTCAGTCTGTGTCTGAGCTGCACGAGACGATCGACGATCTGCTTGCGCAGCTCCGCGAGGAGCGCAAGCGCGTCGGTGCGCTGCACGACCATCTGCGGCGCGGTCTTGAGCTGGTGACGAAGTGATGTCGGCGCCGACCGTCACTGTGCAGTTGCCGGAGTGCGGCCTGGAGGTCCTGGAGCGTCCGATGGGGCGCCGCTGCGTTCACTGTCTGGACGCGGTGCTGGAGTTCCCGTGGGGCTTCGAGTGCGGCTGCGGCTGCGCTTTCACGCTCGGCGTCGTCGGCACGGCGTACAGCGGCGGCGAAGTGTTCCTGGTGGTGGAGCCGATGCTCCCTGGCGAGGAGCTTTAGGTGCAGATCACGATGGACACGAAGGTCTGCCCGAACGAATGGTGCGGCCTGGAGTTCGGCCACCTGGACCCGATGGAGGCAATGCAGCTCGGCCGCTTCGACCATCGCCTGTTCTGGCACTACTTTCTCCTTCGCTGTCCTCACCCGGGCCAGCTCCGTTTCGTCACTGAGTCTGAGGCGACGATTAACGCTTTGGCGTGCGCGAACCGGTACGGCAAGACGACGCTTTTGGCCGGTCAGCATTTCCACGCGAACATCTACAAGACGGGCGCGGAGCCGCGCTATATGGACGACGACGGCGTGGTGGATCTGGATGTGTTCCTGCGCGAGCGCTACCGGACGGTACATACGGCGGGCGAGTACGACCAGGTGACGGAGGTCCACAACGACGCCTTGCAGCTCATCAACGATTCTCCCCGACTGAAGGCGTTTGTGAAGAACGCGCCGCTCTCGAAGCCGCCCCACATCGACTTCATCACCGGCTCCCGCTGGCTGTTTCGCACGCTTGGCGACAACGCCTCCGGGATCGACGGCAAGAACTTCTACCTGTTGTCGATTGACGAGGCCGGGTGGATCAAGAACCTGGAGGAGATGATGGGGAACGTGCTGCGGGTGCGTGTCGCGGACGTGCGCGGGCGCATCGTGATCGTCGGGACGTTCAAGCCTGGCATCTCCAAGGACTTCTTCAAGATTTGCCGGCGAGCCGCCGCCCAGAGTGGCGTCAGTATCGGCCTCGATCACCGGGCTGATGCGGGGGCGGATGCGGACAGCGAGGCGGGGTCTCTCGACCAGGCGTTGATCCGTTACGCGGCGGAGTTCGGTCTGGACTTGAAGACGGCGATTGCGGACTACCGCCGCAGCCAGGAACTCTGATGTCGAGCCGCTGGGTTAAGGCCCGCCCCGAGATGTTCGTGATGACCGGCGGGATGCACGAAAACCCTTTCGGCGTGCCGGTCGACGAGATCGTCCGGATGGTGGTGGAGAACCCGCCCGAGATCAGCGCGCAGGTGATCTTCGGCAAGTACGTGGAGTCGTCGGGGCTGGTGTTCCGTTCGCAGGCGATCGAGAAGCTGTGGGATCGCACCCGCGAGCGCGTCCTCGGCAACTTCTTCGTGAACCGCCGGGTTGCGGATGAGGCGCGCGCGCTGTCGCGCCGCGCGGCCGACTACGGTTCCCCGTTCCACACCGGCGTCGACCTTGCCCGCCAGACCGACTGGACGGTCATCACCACCCTCGACTGTCGGACGAAGCCTGCGCGTCTCGTCTACTGGAAGCGTCTTCAGCGTGTGCCGTGGGAGACGATCTACGGTGAGGTCGGGCGTGCCGCCGCGATCTTCGGGCCGAACGTGCTGGTCGACTCGTCCGGCCCGGGTGGTGACGTGGTGATGGACTCGCTGGAGGCTCGCTTGTTCTGCCCGGGCCACAACGAGACGTTCCTGATCGGCTCACCTTGCCCCGGACAGGGGAAGGGCGGCGAGTGCAAGCCGCACCATTACGTTGCCCTTTCCTGCTGCGACGGGTTCCATTTCAGCGCCTCTACGAAGAAGGAGCTGGTGGAGCATCTGCGGAATGTGTTGGAGGTCGGCTATTCGGCGGTCGATGAGGGGCGCGACTTCGGCTGGTTGCGTTCGCCGCCGATCCCGGAGCTGGAGGAGGAGCTGGCTTTCTACCATTGGGACGACAAGAAGCTGACGACGGACTCGTTGTTCTCGTTGGCGCTTGCTGCGTGGTCTGGGCTGGAGGATCCGCTGGAGGATGCGGACTTCGGCTCGGTCTACGGTACGTAGTTGTTGTCTGTCCGGGCTGGCGTGTAGGATTCGCCCCTGAATGGGACTGTTCTCCTCCAAGCAGCCGGACGATTTCCTTTCGCGCGTCCAGGCGCTCGGCGTCGAGTTCCGCGTCCTTCAGGCTGGCGATCAGGAGCGGCTTGGTCGGATGGGCGACTACCGCAAGGAGATCGAGGCGGCACGCCAGCCGGGGGCGATTGTCAACCCGAACGTGAAGGGCGACTACGGGCGCCCGAGCGGAAACGACCGCCAGCAGGCTGAGCAGCGCCGCCACCACTTCACGCTGCCGTTCGCGCAGGCGCTCACGATCAAGCATTCGTTCCGGATCGCCGGTCGGCTCCCGGACGCGCAGGTGGATCGCCGCGAGGAGACGGAGGAGGAGCGGAACCGCTCGGACGCGATGGAGAAGATCTGGTGGGGCATCGTTCGCGCGTCGAAGGGCGAGGTTCGCCTTGCTGCTGTCGCGCATGACGCCTCCGGCCTCGGCGCCGGTGTGATGGAGGTCTACTGGGACGCTGAGGCGCAGAAGCCGAAGTTCCGCGACGTCGACCCGGTGGGCGTGATCGTTATTCCCGGCATCGACGACCCGCACGACTTCCAGCGCCTCTACCGGTTCTGGGAGGTTTCGTACGCCTCCCTGAAGGCCCAGTACGAGGGCGCGTTCGTGGACGCGGAGAACCTGCGGCCGGTCGACTTCTCCGAGTACGTGTGCAACCCGAACGGCAAGGCGACGGTGGTGCAGATGACGGACAAGCAGCGCACCGTCCGGTTCCTGCTCGGCTACTCGCCGGATGCGAAGACGCGCGCCGTGGATGTCCCGCTGTACGACACGGAGCATCACTACGGCTTCGTCAACTACGTCGTGATCCCCAACCTGGGGCCGGAACGGAACGTCTGGGGCTGGGCCGACTACGACTTCGTGCGCGAGATCGTCGCGTACATCCCGACGATGTTCGGTCGCGAGGCGGACATCCTGCGGATGGTGGCGAACGGCGCCTACAAGATGAAGGGGTCGAAGCTGGCCCCGAACATCGCGAAGCGCATCCTGGCGGAGGGCGGCGTGCTGCCGGTCGGCAAGGACGGCGACGTGGAGCCGATCCAGGCTGCGGAGGTTCCCACGTTCGCTTCGGAGCATCGCGCCTCGGCAGTCCAGTTCCTTCAGATGCTCGGCTTCGCGCCCCCCGCTGCGTGGGGTGACGGCGCCGCCGGGTCCGGGTCGGATCGCGGCCTCCAGCTCGGCCCGATGCTGGAGCTGACGATGATGAAGCAGCTCAACTTCGGCGCTGGCCTCTCCCGCCTTGGAGCGATGTGCTTCCGGATGGTCGAGAAGATGCAGGCTGGCTCCGCCTCCTACAGCGGCACCGTCCAGAAGCGCGGCGCGACACGCGGCTTCACGATGACGCTCGACCCGCAGACCACTGACCCTTCCGAGCTGATCGGCAAGGACTACGAGATTCGCTTCTCTTGGCCTTCCCGCCTCGACCCCGACGATCCCGCGTTCGTCGCGTCGGAGCTGAACAAGTTTGTTACGGGCGCACAGTCGCTCCGCACCACCCTTGAACGGCTCGGCTTCGAGGCGCCGGAGGACGAGATGCGGCTGATCGAGCAGGAGTCTCGCGATCACCCGTGGCTGCGCCAGGGGATGCTGAAGCTGCTGGAGATGCAGTTCAACTCGTCCCAGCAGGGCCAGAATGACGGCTCCCAGAATCAGACCGCGGACTTCGGCTCTGCGCTCGGCACGATGATGAGCAAGGACGGCCAGGCGCTCGACGGCGACGCGATGGCCGGGCAGCTCCCCGGCGGTGTTGGGACACCGTTCGGCGGCGCCTAGCCGTGACGCTCGACCCGAACCGCACTCCTCGCAAGCCTCGCCCCCCGCGCAAGCGGCTCATCGTCGGGCCGACATCCGAGTTCGCCGCGAACGTCGCAGGTGTTCCCGACTCGCAGCGCACCGATGTCCGCACCCCGGCGCAGAAGCAGGCTGCGCACGCTGTCGTTCCGGCGTCAGCACCGAAGCCGTCCCAGCACGTCGTCCACAACGACCCCCAGGTCGTGTCCCGTCAGCGAGCGCTCCGCGCGGCAGGGTATCCCGTCGCTGTCGACGGCATCTGGGGTCCACAGTCGCAGGCGGCGTGGAGCGCCTACCTGAACGGCATCCATCACAGCGGCTCCGCCCACACCGGCCCACTGTCACCCGGGGGTGCGCAAGCCGCCGCTCAAGTCGCCGCCCACGAGCGCGACGCGCGGCGCCGCGCCTACCTTGCCGCCCAGACCGTGAAGGTGCGCCAGCAGGCGCACGCCGCCGCTGCTCAGGCTGCCGCGCTCGCGCACACGGCCGCAGCGGAAGCGAAGGTTCACGCGCAGCTCTCCGCGATCCGCTCCCGCGTCGCCAAGCTGCACTCTCTCGAACCGTCCAACCCCGCGCTCACGCAGCGCCTAGCCGCCGCGACCTCCCGGCTCCAGTCCCGGCGCTCTCTCGCTCCGTTCCAGCAGCGTGCGTTGGATGCGCGCGCGGTCGCTGACGAGCTGCACCGCGCGGTCGGCGTGGCTGAGCAGGCGTTCGGCAAGCCCGCCGCCGCCATGACGCCGGATGAGCTGGTGGCGACGACAGTTGACCCGTTGACCGGCACCCTCGACCCGAACAAGCCCGAGACCGTGAAGCGCGTGCAGGAGTGGCTGGTCGCGCACGGCCACAAGGCTCTGCCGGTGAACGGCGAGTGGAACGCGGCGACGAACGACGCGCTGCTGTCCACGTTCTCGAAGATGAAGCGGCAGGAGCGGCACGCACAGGTGGCCGACGTGACCAAGCGCTTCTACGACTCCGGGGTGATCATCCCCGGGCAGCGCCTCGGCTCGTACGCACAGGCACCGAAGCCCGCCGAGCTGGTCTCGATCCTTCAGCAGGGCGGCTTGCAGGCGAACGCGCTCTGGCGCGAGATCATGGATCGCTACAACACATCGCAGCCCGCGTTCCTGTCCTTCCAGGAGAACCAGCTCGACGCGCTCGCATCGCAGCTCTACCCGTCCTGGTCTTCCGACTCGGCGCTGTCGAAGCTCGGCGTCAAGGCAAGCGTCCAGCAGCGGATCGCGAAGCTCCAGCTTGACGCGGCACTCGCGGTCGAACGCGGAGAGATGCACCCCGAGCAGGCGCAGGCGTTCGTGCAGCAGCTCGGCGCCCTCGGCAGCGCAACCAACTCCCACGACCTGAAGGCACGCCTGTTGAAAGTGAAGCTCGATATGGACCAGCACCAGGCCGAGCGGATGCACGCCGCCATGGGCGACAAGCACGAAGTCCACGGCTTCTGGGGCCACACGCTGCACACCTTCGGCCTACTCGGTGTTCCAGCGCACAAGCTGACCACGGGCGTCGAGCTGATCGTCGCGGACGCCAAGTACCTTGCCGACCATCCCGACCGGCTGCTGGAGCTTCAACGCAGCGCCGAGGAAAACAAGCAGATCGCCGCCTCCGTCCAGGCGTTCCAGGAGAAGAACCCGTGGGCGCAGCTCGGACTGGAGATCGCGTTCGACCCGCTCTGGCTCGTCGACCCGGTAGCCATCGTAGGCAAGACGTACGAGGCTGCCGCTCTCACCGCCTACAAGCTGGAGCGCGTCGGCCTCGCGATGGAGCAGGGCGGCAAGGTCGCTCGCATCTCCGCCCCGCTTCTTTCCCGTCCCGCCCAGACTGTGCGCGCATTCGAGGAGGCTGGCGCTGGCATGGCGCACTTCGCGCGCGGCGAGACTGCGGCGGGCCGTCTGCTCCAGCTCGACCATGCGCGCCAGGTGACGTTGAAGCTGACCAGAACGAAGGCGGATGCGCTCCAAGCGGTGCAGCGGCGTGTCCGCCTTCAGCGCCGCAACCAGTTCAACGACCTCGGCAGGGACCTGTGGGGCGCCAACCCGGTCGACGGTGAGCTGCGCTTCGCCATTGACAGGTCGACCCCGATTGTCGGCGCCGCCCTCCAGCGTCTCGTTCCGTCTGTTGTCCGGCGCCTTGCCGACAGCGACCTGTCTCTTTTCAGCCACGTCACCCGCGACAAGCTCTCCGTCGTCGGCGGTCAGGTTCGCGCCTACCTGACTCGCGCCGCCCAGGTGACTGTGCATCAGAACCTCGCGTTCAACGACGCACGCTCCATGTTCGTCAACACCTTCTTCGGCCGCGATGTCGCCGCGTCGATCAAGGAGCAGGGCATGGACCCCGTTTCGTTCTGGGAGCTGGTCACGAAGAAGCGCCCGGCGCGTGATGCGGCTGAGGCCGCGCTGTTCCGGCAGACCTACCGTGCGGTCGGCGTCCCGGAGGGCGTCGTCTCAGAGCAGGTCGCGCTCGACGCCGCCCAGCAGGAGTTCAAGCGCGTGTTCGCGCAGCTCGACGTGCGCGGCTTCGGCGGACACTCGATCGAGATGGCGGAGCGCGTCAAGCCGCTGATGGACGCCGCCCAGGACGACATCGCGGACACACTCGCGCTTCTCCAGAACAAGGTCGAGGAGCGCGTCGCCGCCCGTGCGGTCACCGCCGAAGCAGCCGACGCCCCGGCCGTCCGCTCGTCGCTGTTTCACCCCGAGGGACACCCGAACGCGGGTCAGTGGGTCGGCGCAGGAAGGGAAGTCACCCGTTCGCTGCTCGACGAGGCCAGCGCGGGCTTCGCCCGCACCGTCTGGGTTGCCAACCGCGCGTTCGGGCGCGGCCACACCTTCGACGAGATGCAGACTCTCCGCCAGCTCGAACTGGAATCGGCCCGCAACTCGGCCTTCGGCACCATCTCCCGCAAGGCTGGCGAAGACATCGCCTCCTCACACGGCGCCGAGTTCCACGCCGAGAAGAAGTACGCCGAGCTGAAGGACGCCTGGCAGCGCCGCGCGGACGGTCTCTACTACGACACGCGCGAGACGCTCGCGGTGCCGGGTCACTACGCCTCGCATCTGCGCGACGCCGTTGCCCGCACCCCGGAGATGTCCGAGCTTCTCCCCCAGGAGATGCGCGACCTGCTTTCGATGGCGTCCGGGCCTGCCGTCCAGTCGCCGTTCGCCGGTGAGCTGGGCGACCTCGCAGACACCATCGCCCGCATCCGGCTCCCCGAAGGCTTCAACCGCTCCCTCGCCGGTGCCGCCTGGCATGACTTCCTGTTGCGTGGCCAGTCACGCGGCCCCGACGTTTCCGCCCTCGGCCGCGAGTTCCAGGACGTGTTCCGCCACCACACCGACCTGCTCGACCACGCCGCCAGGATCGTGACGCCGCGCGAGCTGGTCCGCGACTACGCGCTCTGGGCCGCACTCGCGAAGGCGCAGTCCGCACCGCTCCGGGTTGCGTACAAGTCCCTGTCCGCGTTCCTCGATGTCTGGCTGATCGCAACTCTCCCGCTCCGCCCCGGCTTCGTCGTGCGCAACGTGATCGACAACACGGCGAAGATGCTCGCGGACGGCGCCGTCGATCCTCGCGCCTACTTCCCGCGCGCTGCCGCGAAGATGTCGTCGGTCTTCCATCTCGGCCCCGAGGAGATGCATGACGTTCTCGCACTCGGCGCCCGCCAACAGCACAACCCGGCAGCCAGCTACCTGCGCCGGTTGATCGACTCCTTCTGGAGCCACGACGAAGGCGTCCAGCAGGCGGTCCTCGGCTCGCACGGCGTCCCGGTTCCCAGGGGCGTGCTGGAGAAGATGCGCTTCGAGGGCGACGCCGTTGACCCCGCCGTCATCCAGTCGATTCGCACGGTCAGGAACAAGCTGATGCGCGTGATGGCGAACATGCCGGAGAACGCCGCGAAGCGCGTCCTCTACCGCGACACCTACTACAAGGCGATCCGGCGCGGCGCCTCCGAGATGGAGGCGTTCGACGAGGCGATCAAGCGGATCGACTTCGTGCTGTTCGACTACTCGAAGGTGTCCGTGCTTGAGGACAACCTCCGCTTCATCTTCCCGTTCGTCCAGTTCTGGCGGAAGACCGCGACGTTCTGGGCGAAGACGGCGGTCGGCACTCCCGCGTTGCCGGTAGAGCTGGACCGCTTCGAGTCGACGCTGCGCGACAAGCAGAACGCCGACCTGCCCGCCTGGATGCGCCGCTACGTCAACCTGGAGCCGATCGCACGGGTCTCCAGCCGCATCCCCGGCCTCAACTGGGTTACGTCCCAGTTCCTCGACGGGATGCAGACCGACCCCCTCAACTTCTTCTCCTTCAACGTCCTCTATCGCACCTTTAAGCAGGAGAACCCCGACCTGCCGCCCGACCGCGCCGGACTGAAGTTCCTGGCACCGTTCGTCGACGCGCTGAACGACTGGGGACTGTCGATGAACCCGCTCGTACGCAAGCCCGCCGAGTTCGCCGGTGCGTTCAACTACCGCGCCTGGCAGAGCATCTTCCCCGAGACCGGCCTGTTCGACGCCATCTCCCGCCAGTTCTTCACCGACTCCCCGCAAGGCTTCAACCTGGAGGCGATCCTAGAGGACAAGGTGCTGGGCATGATCGGCTACGACCTCGGCGCCCGCCAGCGGATCGAGCAGGACTTCAACCAGTGGGTGCAACTCGAGATGGCTGCGCAGGCCGAACGCGGCGAACCGGTCGACCGCGACAAGGCGACCGCGAAGATCCAGCACTACTACGTCGTCCAGACCGTGCTGGGCTTCTTCTCCGGCATGTACGCCCGCCGCCGCGACCCCGCCGACGTGTACCTCTACAACCTCCAGCAGCAGCTCCTCACCGACCAGGACGCCTACATGAACCTGTCGGAGAAGGAGCAGCGCGCATACCAGCTTTTCCGGCGCCGCAAAGAAGACCCGATCGCGTTCAACGCCTACCTGGAGACGGAGCCGCAGGTGGACGCCTACTACAAGATGGGCGGCACTCACGAACAGCGCGAAGCCTTCAAGCACGCCCACCCCGAGATCATCCCGTACGTGTCCGGCTGGAAGCACGCGAACCTCGGAGGCGACAACTTCGTCACCACCCTCCCGCTCCTGGCCGACACCGACACCGCGATGGCGATGCTGAAGCTCGTGCAGAGCATCGACGCCGACCCCGCGATCAAGCTGGCCGCACAACAGATGTTCGTCACCCCGCAGCTCCGCCGCTTCTGGGACGACAACGACACGCCCGCACAGGTGCGCGACAAGATGCTCCAGGGCGCGCTCCACCACCACATCAACAGCCTCCAGACCGCGTACTTCGCCATCCCCGAAAGTGACCACGAAGCGCGCAACGCGTTCCTCCAGGCAAACCCGCTGCTGCCGCACACCTGGGCGATGAACGACTCCAACTCGGACGATCTGAAGTCCGTGATGAACGCCATGAACGCAACCCTGCGCGACCGCTACTTCGAGTTCCTGGACGCCAAGGACTACCAGGCGGCACGCGAGTTCCTGCGCCGCTTCCCGTTCATCTTCGAGTTCACGTCCGCCGCCGGCAGCGTGAACAGTGACGGCGACTGGATCAGCTACGGCGGTCACAAGGCGAAGTCCCAGCACGCCCGCGACTACCTCGCCGCAAAGCCGTACCTCGACCGCTTCTTCTCGCTGCTGCGCGCGGATCGCGCCGCCGCCCGCGCCTACCTCGACAAGTCGGCACAGCTCCGCGCCTACTTTGCCCGCTGGGGCAAGGGCGGCAACTCCCTCAGCCAGCACGCCCAGGACTACCTGGCGGTTAAGACACAGCTCCAGTTCTTCTTCAACCTGCTCCACCACGACAAAGCGCGCGCGCAGGCGTGGCTCGACTCCGACAACCCGGAAGCCAAGAAGGTGAGCGACTACCTACGGCGCTACGCCAACTCGAAGGGCATGACGCAGCACGGACTGGACTACGCGGCGGTCAAGGACGCGATGACCCGCTACTTCAAGCTGAAGGACGAGTCGAAGGAGCAGGCGCGCGCGTTCCTGAAGGCGCACCCCGAGCTGGAGGCGTACTTCAAGAAGTACGGCCACTTCACCAAGGTCGCTCGCAAGTGGAAGGACCTCGACGGCTCTAACGACCCTGCGCTCGCCGCCCGCCTCGACTTCTGGAAGCGCTACTGGACGCTCGAACCCGACCAGCGCCCCGGCTTCGTCGCCGCGCACGCCGACGACGCAGGCGTCTTCATCTACGGCTCCCTCTCCGCGCGCCAGCGCGAGGACTCGCAGCGCGAGTACCTGCGGCAGGCTATGGCGCACAAGGGCATGACGAAGAAGATGGCGCTCTACCTGCACGTCAAGCCGCTCCTTGACCTCTACTACACGCTGTCCGACCCTTCCGAGAAGGACCTGTTCCTGCGTGCGAACCCCGACGTTCAGAATTACCTCGACAGCTTTGGCGGCGGCGTCAGCACCGGCGACAAGACGCTCGACGGCCTGATCGAGTCGTACTTCAAGCTCGACCGCCACTCCCCGGATCGTTCCGCGTTCATTCACGTTCACCCACAGCTCCAGGACTACTTCAACCGACACTCGACCCCGGCAGACAGGGCGATGCACGAGCTGTTGGACGTGTATTTCCGCATCCCTGTCGGCAAGGCGCGTTCGCGCTTCAGCGCGCGGCACCCGGAGATCCAGGCGTACTTCGACCAGCGCAAGACGGAGCGGGACAACGAGCTTGCGACAGCGATGAGCTTCGACCTGGTTGACCCGCGCGTCGCTCCGTACCTCCAACGGGCCACGGCCGAGTCCGGCGCCGAGGCAATCAGGATGCTCCAGCTTCTCCGCGAGGGCGTGGCCCGCAACAAGTTCAAGGACGGCCTCTCCCGCCGCGTCGATCGCGCTCCTAGCCCTTCGGTGTAGTCCGTCCGACAGGTGGTGTAGTATCCACCACTGATGTTGGACTTCAACCCGAAGGAGCAGTAAGTGGAAGGTGACGAGACCACCACTGGATCAGAGGACGATCAGGGCGCTGGTGGGAACCAGCAAGTCCCTGGTGCGGCCGACGACGGTGCCAGGGGGGATCAGAATTCCGAGGCTCTGCGCAACCTTCAGCAGCAGCGTGACCGGCAGGCAGCCGAGATCGCGAAGCTGAAGCAGGATCTCGCGGCGGCTACCAAGCCCGCCAACTCCGACACTCCCACGGAAGCCACGCCGCTCTCAGCCGAGGGTGTCATGGCGCTGCTCAGGCGCGACCGGGAGATGACTTCTGCTGTCTCGCAGCTCAAGTCGGACTTCCCGCTCGCGGACGAGGCCATCTTCACCGGCTATGACTCGTTCGAGTCAGTGGAGGCGTTCCGAGCTGCGGCCGAGATGTCGCACGGTCGGATCAAGAGTCTCGTGGATGCGCAGGTCGAGCCGCAGCTCCAGGCTGCTGTCGAGGCCGCGCTGAAGCCGTACATCGAGAAGTACGGGCGGCTCGCGTCGGCCCCGTCTGACAACGGCGGAGCGACGGCGACGGGTCTTCCTTCAGCGGAGGAAGTCAAGGGCTACTCGATGTCCCAGCTCGAAGATCTCGTCGCCCAGCATGGGGACGACGTGATCGACCGCATCCTCCGTTCATCCCTCACCGAGCAGTAGGAAAGGAGCAGGTAGACCGTGGCAACCACCACCCCCACGAACGTCGACACGTCGATCCCGGAGGTTTGGGCGGCGGACGTTCTTCGGCGCCACAAGGCGTCTGGCTTCTGGGGCCGTTTCGTCGGTTCTGCGATCACGCAGAAGGCGGAGCTGCTCAACAAGCCGGGCGACCTCATCCACATCCAGGTGACCGACCCGCTCTCCGGCGCGGGCCAGTCCGGGGACACCGCAGCCCTGATCGGCAACGAGGAGAACCTCTCCACGTCGGAGATCAAGGCCGCAACGGTCCTCTACC